TGGGCTTCGCCCTGGTAGCCTTCGGCTTTGCCTTAGCCTGGGCTTCGCCCTGGTAGCCTTCGGCTTTGCCTTAGCCTGGGCTTCGCCCTGGCAATGCCTGATGAGTGCAAGCTGGCTTGCCCTGTCTTATCGTATAGAAAATACTACGCACACAAGGCAAAACAAGAATGTGATAAGCTTGTCGTTTACAATGTTCTTGTAAAGCGTGGTTGCGCCCCTAGAAAGCCAGCTTTGCGCTTTGTCTGGCAGCGCGGCCAGCGTCCCGCGTGGGCAACATATGAAACGGCACAACATATAAAATAATTTGCAAAATGGTGTTGACAGGGCGGCAAGGCTAGTCTAAGATACAAACATCAACAGCGAACAACGAAGGGTAACAAAATGGCTAAATACAGCGTGTTCTTTAAGAATGAATGGCAAGGCGACTATACCGCCACATCCGCCAGCATGGCTTTGCAAGCATGGCAAAAAGAGTACCAGTGCAAGGTTGAGCAAGTGTTTGCAGATCACGGTGCATGGCCTGTTGTAAAGCGTGCCAGCTAGCCATAATCGAAAAGGCTTATAAGTAGGTCTTTTCTGTTAATGCTAACACAACAGGAGGCGACCAGAAAGGTAGGACATTATGTTAAAGCTTTCCCTTGCTTTCCTCGTTGGCCTTGTCATAGGTGCAAGCGCCATTGTGCAAGTGCAAAGAACAGCCTTCAAGGTTGAAATCGAATGCTTGCAACAAAGCCAGAAAACAGGGTATAATTGCCAAGCTGAATCAGAGTGGCTAGATTTAGTGCAGTTCTTTTAACATCTAAATACGTTAAACAAACAAGGAACAAACAACATGCAAGTATTTTTCTCTTCCCGCGAACAAGCCCGTAAAGCCGGTTTTGGTGTAATGTGCGACAATGGCAAAGAGGCTAACAAAGGGGAACGCTTTGCACGTAGCATTGAAGCAAAAGCAAGCCAACGACAATGCACTGATGCACTTGGCCGCATTGTCCCTGTCTTTGTACGTGGCAAGAATAAACTGTAGATAGTTTATATAGCAGGTTGGCAAAAATGCCTTGTTGTCAAACCATCGTCAGCCTGTTACAATAAGTTTTCTAGCAGTATGTTGTAACAACAGCAAAACAAACGCCACGTCGGCACAATAGGAAAGACAAAACCATGTTCACAACAGCAAATTCCCTTCCCTTCGCTTCCCTTTCTCTGTCCTATGGCACTAGCCGAGGCCGTGATACATACGGTTATAACATCGTGCGTTTACATGACGATAATACAGGCAAAGTGTACAAAACAATTGGCGGCGGTTATGATATGGTCGGCACTGTACTGGCTGATTGGCTGTGTGATGTTATGCAACAAGAACTTATCGCTATCGCTGGTGATGCTTATTATCAAGTAACAAAGAAAGACGGTCTTTGCTACGGTCACGCCCAAGCCTTGTACGGCATGTATGCTTATTACAATGAGGATGGCACTATAAACAAAGTATCTGTTGACGGTGCATGTGGGGAATCGAGTGTAATTGCCATTGCCAAAGCCATTGGCCTTGATGTGACGTATAAGACAGAGAAGAAACGCGGCAAAGGGTATGTACGCACAGGCTTTTATGTTTCTGTAGCTAAGAAAGAAGGGGTGTAACATGCAATCCAAATTCGTAAACAAAACAGGTTGGCTCACACAATATGCACTGGCTTGTGGCTACATTGAAACAAACGAAGGATGGAATGATAAACGCATTGCTTGCCTCTGGAAAGAACATGGCGTATTTCACGTTAAAGCGTATGACGAAAATGAACAGCGCAGCTATTGGCAAAGCTTTGGTAAATATGGCGATGCTAAGAAAGCATATATTGTCTGCCTGAAAGAACGAAACGCTAAACGCACAATTAACAAGGGGTAGAAAACATGCAATCAAATAGCACAAAAATCAAGCAAAAGTGTACAAAAACACGCAAGCCATACAACAGCATGGACAAGCAAGAGAAACAACACAAGGCAAAGCGTGTTGACAAACGGCAAGCCATTGTATTTGCTTAAATAATAGGCAATAAATGACAAGGGAAACATGCGGCAACATTTGCCGCCCCTACGGCAACGACACCGGCAATAATTGCCGCATTCAATATAAACAAAAGGAGCGTAGAATGTTTAACATTCAAACCAAAGCACAACAAAAGTTTATTGACGGTTTTATCACTGCCTTGCTATGGAGTGAACTATTGGACGATGGTACACCAGCCGACCAAAGCGGCCTGTCTTTAGATAAAGCATCCGTGCAATTGATTGAGAAACAATGTCTTGTCTTCATTGAACAAAACGCCGATATGCTTGCAGAATATGCAACATATATTGTTCCAAATGAATACGATGTTTGGGAACGTGCAGGTCATGATTTTGTCCTTACGCGGAACCGCCACGGGGCTGGCTTTTGGGATAGGGATTATAAAGATAATGAATGGTGCAAGGATGTTAGTTATATTGGCGACAAGCTCACAGAGGCAAGCCATGAATGGGGTGAAATGCTTATATATGTCGCTGATGATGAAACACTGTCCGTAAGCGTAGGGGTTTAAATAATGAACCAACATTACACCATCCAACCCGTAGCGGCTGCCAAAGGTAGTCGTCAGCCACGCCGTTTCCAAGTGATGTTTGGCAACCTGCCATTTAGTAGGCCACTAGCTAAAAAGGATGCAGAGCAATACCTGGAATTGATGCTAGGGAACGTGAATAGCGTGTTAGCTGGCTGGAATGGCTTGAACTCAAGGGGCTAAGAAAATGAAAGCATATATTGATTATGAGTTGGTGGTATGGCTCACCGACACCATGCCATTGTATGAGTATGTAATACGCAACAAGAAAGGGAACATTATTGCCAGCCATGAAAATGAGAACGATGCAATGGATATGGCACAAAGGCAAGGGTATAACGATTTTGAAGAATACAAGCGGCCTGTACTAGTGGCTAAAGTGTAAGTGAAACAACAAACAAGGATTGGTCTAAGGACTTAACAAAATGAACAAACAAACAGCCATTAAATTAGCCTCTGATAGTGTTTGGATTGTTGGAAATAGCAGGACAGGGTATCAGGTATACGGGCCTTGGGATGGATTGAACCCTAATGGCGCGACTACAGCAATACAAACATCATCCTACAAACTGGCACAACGACGTTCCAGCGGCTGGAAAGCCTTTATCGCCCTAGTACTACTTGGTGCGGATAAAGAGAAGGCATTTAGAGTAGAACAGGAAATTGTAGAAAGCACTGAACGCATTGATTGGCGTAGCATGGTGGCCTGATACAATCAAAACATAAAACACGGAATAAGCCGTTAAGGTTTGTTCCGTGTTTTATTATATGTATAAACCCTATAGTTTCTTCTGTGAAGCTATTTTCTATCAGGTTTCTATCATCATCCTATCAAGCAATTGGCGCATTGTACGGGAATTCTATCCGGCGTGACCATCATGCTATCACGGTTGTCTAACCAACGCCCCTCCCTTCCCTGTCAAGCGGAAGAACATAAATTTCCCCAAATAGCTATCCATCTGTATCATTTCCTCCACAATATCCATTCTCTATCAACTGATTCTCTTACATTAACATTACATAATTAACAATTAAATAGAATGTATAATGATAGAATGTTACATGGCCTTATCGCTGGATAGGCTATATCAGACAGGTCAAATAGCAATAATCTATCCAGCGTTACAACAGGGTAAATAACTCTGTTTTATGTTAAATTCCCAATGACATATTGAATAGAGAAAGACAATTGAAGAGAGGCAAAGACAGGAACGGAGGCGGAAAGCTGGACAGGCAAGCTGATAGATATTCTCGTTTTATGATTTGGTATATTGATCGGCGGCGTTCCTTGTCCAGCGACACTTGTACTAGATACCTAGAATCAGTGCTCGTAATAGTCACCTAAAATCGACACTCGCAATAGACAGAAGAGATGATGCAGATATTTCGGACGCAAAGAAAAAGCCCTCACAAAGGAGGGCGTATGTAAAAATATAAATTTTTAGAAAATATTCTGCCTAGAAAAATGCTATGGCAAACTGGAATGGGAACACATAAATGAATGTTGCCTTCATACCATCTTGCTCACTTTGGACAATAGCGAGTGACATTTCATTCTTAATTCCGTGTTGCTCCCATCCCCAGCGTCTTTTCCACCAAGGGAGAGAAGGGTCTTCGCACATATTAAAGCCAACCATGATTTTATCGAAGAGTACGTAATTCCTCTCCCACTTACCTGTGTTCTTATACATCAGATATTCTCCTTAATTACATTCCATTCTCTAGGAACATGACATTGTATTTCTTCTTGGCTAACAGCCTTACAACCAGAGAAGAATTGTTCTATCTCGTACATGTATGTCATTTCACGTTTCATGAATATAACATTCATTCCAACAGAGACAAAGAAGAGTAATAGCAATAGAATAATAAACTTGTGTTCAGACTTCATTATTTGTTCTCCTTTTTAAAACACTAACAGACAGAAAATAAAAATAACCACTAACGTCAGCACACCTTGTATTGGAAATGTCCCCTCTTCTTTCTTGTCCACCCTGCGACGAGTCTTTGCGAAAAGAGCATCCTCTTGTTTCTTTAAATCCGCTGTCATTGCTGCAAGCATTTTCCGTGTCTCTGCTTTCAATGCTTTCTGTTGTTTAAAAGAGCTATAGGCGTCGCAGGCAGAACGCCCCTTCCCGTGTGCGTATCCATCTGTACACAGCCAGCCACCATTCCCCTGTGCCAGCTTTGGTTTATTCATTTTCTTCTCCTCACTTGTTTTTACAAATACATCTGTTTCAATTTGTCAATAGCTGTTTGCTTCTTCTCCATCTCTTGTCGTTGTTTTTCTGTGTAACGTCGCATACTCTCTACACCAACAACAGCCCGCCACCAAGCATCATACACTTCTTTCAATTGCTTTGTGGAAGGGATATTCTCGTATTCGGAGTGATTTTCCACGACAACATTAAAAATAGAAGCAGAGTGTTTTAATTTCACCAGTTCATCTACATCACCAACAACACGAGGGGGCTGCTCTCTGATGTTGACGCAGTAAAGACCAGAACGAGGGTATGATGAAGACTTGCCCCTGTAGTGTGTATCATCCAGTACGGAGAATGTCACCTTCCACATTGTCTTTGTATCAAACATTTCTACAGTGTTGTAAGACCCGTAATGATCTTTTGCAACAACGTTAGTTTCAGAGTGACAGCTAACATCGTACAGAGTTTTGTACTGCACTACTGTAACGCTCCAGCGTCCTTCTTCTCTAATACTCTTGCACATAGCCTTTACAATGTTGTCAACATCTTTCTTCTGTTTCTGTTCCTTGCTTTCTTTCCCAAACAGCCATTTAAACATTCTTCTCTCCTTACGTATAAAACAAAAAGACATGTCCCTAATGAAAGGAGACATGCCTGTATTATCCTACACATTTTGTTGTTTGTCAAGCTGTTCTGTGTGTGCCAGAATGTAATTAGCTATTTCTTTCTTTTGATCTTCTGTTGGAGGAGGTGTTTCTATGAGTTTGACGTTGTCAAGTTCAGTTATTCTTTGTTCTAACATCAGTCTTGCACTGTCTTGTGCAATCTTCTTTAGCAACACCACTTGTTCTTCTGTTGCCTCTGTAACATTAGGTAGGCTGTGAGAGATGTGTGTACCAATTAAGTCTCTAGGTGTTTCATCAATCCACACTGTGTCTGCTTGGATTCCGCTTGTAGAATCCCCTGTCTGCTTTTACCTTGCCTATTCATTCTGTTCTCCTTACACTCTCAACATCTACACCAACATATTCTAGAACACTATCCATAAGCTGTCTATGTTTTTGTTCTGGAGTGATGCTCCACTGTCGTAGCCAATGTTCATTCCATTCTTTCTGTCTTTGTTCTTCTTCGTATGTTGGAAGCTTACACATGTCATCTAGCCATTGTCTGTGTACCCCATTCATCACCATCCTCCCTCTCACTGACATTGTGTACATATTCTCTCCTCGCTTGTTAATGGATTGGTAGTCTGTCTTGCATGTTAGTTCCTTACTAGATATTTCTATATTCTAGTTTGTTATATTGTATTATGTTTATATAACTATTTAGATATATACTAAGAAGTATAATTCCCAACTGGATTGCTAAGAAGAAAAGTCTATTCCCCTCTGTACAAGCATACCATCTCCTCTATGTAAGCTAATACACAAAAGAAAATGATACACCTGTACAGGGGAGACGTTAGACTTTTCCTTTAAGCATATAACCAGAAGCTATATGATACAACAGCTCGCTGACATTTCGTTATAAGACAGAAATGTTTTCCCAACTTGGAAGCGTCGTAACGAGGGTAATCAATCCTCTGAGTGAATAGCTCTTCCGCAAGCTTGGAAGAAGAGCTGAAACATTGTTGCAAGCAATGCTTCGTCCCGTATGACGGCCTCACTCTCACATGGTGTGTTGTGTTCCCATGCTCATCTTGGCCTTGCCCTGTTGTCACAAACTCCGTTGATAGGGCGCATAGCTGTTTTTAGCTATGATACTTCCACACATCACCAACCGTAATAAGGGGTGCTCGAATAATAATGTGTGTCACCAGCTTTGCTAGGACAACATCCCTGTGTTTGATTGGCAGCAAGAACATGCTACACAAAGATGTTGTGGCTGCATACACATTAGCATATGCTGCTGGATATAGAAGATATTTAATCTTCCACGTACATATATTATACCACACTTTCCCAAATTTTGAAGTGGTTTTATGCCTTTTCGTTATACCGAGTTGATATATGCAAATGTTGCAATATAACTAACTGTAATAAAGCTGTTCAATCTCTTCTGGCGTATCTGCCATATACACAACATCCACCTCAGGGTTGGAAGCTTGAATGTCTTGTGCAATAGCTTTGCCATCTTCCCACCACTCCCTGTAGAAACCATGTATCCATTGCTTGCTTGGAACACCTTCACGAATCTCTGGCATGTCAATGTCCCATTGTTCCCATAGAACGTGCCAATATTTCAATGCCAGCTTTGTCATTGTAGAAATGTTGTAAGCTTCTACACTTGTCTCCCCAATTTCACTCCACAAACCAGATGAACAATAATCTGGAAATACACGTAATTGCTTCTTCATTTCAATCCTCCCAAACAGCTACAACATACCCAACACACGAACATGTTTCACACCCTTCCTTGAACACATTGTGTGCCTTATATTTTTCTACATACCATTCTGCCATATCTCCATCTTGAGAAGGGGCAATGATACAATCATCATCTGTTTCAATGCACCACTGCTCTCCTCGCCCTTGGCAATCTGGGCAACGACGAAACTGACGACGCCCTTCAATAATTGCACGAATTTCTTCTGGCTCTAAGTCATGTGTCCATGCACTCATTTCATTTCTCCTCTAACATATCAAACAAATACTCACTTTGCAACACATAAGCCTCTCGCAGCATATCTGTCACATTGTCCAAAGCATTAACAGCATTGTCACATAACCCTTCATGCTTGTCAACATCTACAAGAATAGAGGATAGCAATGTCTGTACAACATGTATTCTATCCAAGGCTTCATGTGCATATGCTACACGTTGTTGATGTTTCACTTTATTCTCCTCTTGTTTCTTTGGTGCGTGCAATACAGTGCCACACTCGCTGCAATACTCAGACCAATTGTTGCTGTCCCAGAGAATGATACCATCCCCACAGACAGGGCAATCTGGAGCTTTCTCAGCCCAAGCGTCTTTAAGAAAATCTGGATGTGTGTTTGCAACAAGCTCTGCAATGTTGTAGCGTTTTCGTTTCCCACACTCTTTCTCTGGCGGTGTCACATTGTTGCTTGGGCGTGGGGTTGTTGGTTCTGGGTTTTCACCGTATGGTTTCATATTTTCTCCTTTATTCTAAATAGCGGCGTAAAAGCCGCGTTAGCACATGAGCGTCAGCGTTGTGCTATTCTGTTTCTCATTAGCCATTAGGTTTTTGAATGCTAGATAATCCCACATTGTATCTCCCCTTGAATGCAAACAATTGTAAACTTACCGTCAGAAAAGCAAGCTCCTGTGTCAATGTACGTAACATTACCTAGAGAAATGCTGTCGTTCAATGGTGTATGTCCGACATAAACATGCTCAATGTTCTTCACACCGCTTGTAATGCTGTTGTTGATTCTGTCTCGGCTCCACAACATAATGTTCTTAATGCCTTCTGTTTTCATGTTGTCTTCTGCCCCTTCAAGCTTGTAGATTTCTTCCCAATCAGAATATGGAACATCGGCATGAACAACACCGACACGTCCATAATCTGTCTCGATTTCAATTGCAAGAGGAAGCTCCATAAGTTCGTAAGCAATAACATTCTTTTTAGCTTGTGGCACACTTTCCCACCACATGCCACCATTCATGTAAAAGCTGGCAAGCATGTATTCGCTTCCGTTAAAAGCATCAATACACATTTGCTCGTGATTGCCCATAACAGCATGGACATAAGGCAAGGATAGGAAGTCTAGCACATGTTCACTCTCCATGCCACGATCAATCAAATCACCAACACAGAATAGACGATCTGTCTCTTTGTTAAAGCCAATGGCGTCTAGCTGTTCATACAGTTTTGTGTATGTGCCATGAATATCCCCAACAACGAAGTCTTTCCCGCGCGTGTTCTTCTGGAATTTCTTCAGTACGTTCATTTTATTTCTCCTGTAAAGTATAGCCAAACTTCCCTGCATTGACAAGAAGATCGCACAGGCGTTGCTCATATACCCCATACCAGTGATTGAACTCTCGCTCTACACTGGCACGAACATCTTCTTCTGTTACTACAACCTCATAATGAATCACTGCATAATGACGGTCATACCCTTCGTATGGGTCTGGGTCACACTCAACAGACAACGAAACATCAGCAGGATTTAAACCCATCTCCATTACTTTGTCAAATAGAGATTGCAAATTCTCCCCTTCAACTTCGCAATGCTTGTCTACACTATCCCCAAGCTTAGTGTAATGCAGTTGTGCCACATCTAGAAATTCTTCCATCTCTTCGTAGTTGAAGCTCCACTTGTTGCGAATGTTACCACTGCTGTCTGTCATAATTTCGCGTAGATTTTTCATGTTGTTTCTCCTTTGTTGTAAAATACAGCCCAAACATTAAGTATGGACAGCGATTGCTGGCGTTTTAAGGCACATTACAGCGACTTTCACCCTCTGAATGTACGTTGATGCACCCTAGGCTTAAAATAGCCTCTTTAAACGGGCTTAAAACGCCTTTCTGCGTTTGTGCCGGATGCACATATAGTCTCATACATTTGGTGTTTTGTCAATATCTTTCTTACGTGTAAATTTAATAGGCTTCCATTGCCTGCACACGCTATCACTCTTAGCACGACAATCGTGAAATCCACACAATCCATCTGAAGAATGTGGATAGCGTTCTAGCTTCCACTTCACCCAATGTCTACACCCTCCACAACTCTTTTGCATATCATACCCATTTACAGTAAGTAAAAGAAACTAAGAAAAGCAGCCCACACAACACAACAATACATGACAACCAAAAAGTCACACAAGCAATTACAGCATCCTTCTCTTCGTTCAGACCAAGGGAGTGTCTAACGCCTGCTATACCGAGTAACACTAACAGAATACCTGCAATAAGTTCCATAACATTCTCCATAAAGAAAAAGACACACAGGCATAATAGCCCATGTGTCTCGTTGTGTCAACTAGATTTGTTTGTATTCGGCAGGAATGTTTCTATACCTGTCAAATGTGTCCACACTTGCTTTTCATTATCCCAATCCCCAAGCCAACCCAGAGGTTTGTACCGATAAACCTCATCATCGTCAATGCGTGCATAAAGCTCACCGTTCAGGTAGATTTGTGTTCCAACACGGCTATAGTTTTGCATTACTCTTTCTCCTCTTGTGCTGGTTGTTTCTTACGACGACTTGCATACGGTGGTCGAAGAGTGCCTTGCTTTGCTGCGGCTTCTTCTCCTACATCGTCACCTGTCGACTCCTCTGCGGCTTGGGTATGTGTGTCTGTGCCACAATGCCCACACTCACATTCATCTTCTTCAATCTGTGCAAGATATTCGTTACGTTTCTGGAAGCGATCAATCCAAGCGGAAGCATCGAGCCATAGGTCTTTCCCTTCAAGCATATCATCAAGCTCTTTCTCAGACAAGAAATGCTTGTACACAGAACGAAGGCGAGATTCCATGTATTTGATGGTGAAAGCAGAAGATGCTTTAAACTCTGGAATTGTACCACTCATACCAGCACTACCTGCATGAAGCAGAGCATGAAACCCTTCGCTCAATTCAAAACTATCTGCATACAGTGGAATGAAAGAGAAAGCAGAAGCAAGAAGGCCAGTGCATACGCAATGAATACTCACCCCACGAGCTTGTGCGCTTTGCATCTCATGAATGAGCAAATCAACACTGCTTACACAACCACCAACACCAGAGACATACATTGTAACATTGTCCCCTTCCTCAAGCTGTCGCAATGTGTCTACAATAGGAACAACATCGGTTGGGCTTTCAATGCTTTCATGTACGAAGATTGGAAAATCCCTCACCATCTGTACACGAGGGTTGCCAACAATGAACATGCCACCGTCAGATTGTGTGCCAATGCCGTTACGTTTGGTTGTTTTGTTCACAAATTTATTCATTGTTGTTCTCCTTAATCTGTAATAAGAACTTGGTAATTCATCAATGCTTCATAAGCTCTTGGGTCAATCTGATCTTTCCACATTTCAGCCAGTCTCTTTGCATTCTTTTCCTTGTCTTGCTTGTAGGCGTTAAATGCTGCCTCGACTGTTGTGAAGTTTCCAATTACATAGTTCTCACCTAACCATGCCCCTTGTGCGCGATATGGGCTTGTTTTGGAGTTAGACAAATCCACACCCAATGGAAACTCATTAAAGCGTTTCGGCTTGATGAACGTATTTATTTGCGGAGGAAGGAACACGCAGTTATCGAAAGAGTATTCACTATTCCCTCTTACCAAAAGGTCTTTGTCTAACTGCCAACCCTCATTCCCGAAACCAATCTGTTTATCACACCAAGCGGCAAACGTCTGGTAGCAATGCATATCAGGGTGAACTTCAACATACATATAACTTGGTGCATACTTAAGCTGCTCTGGACTGTAGCACCGCTTAATCATGGAATTGAAGTGCGTATAGTGTTCAGTGTGTTTGCCGTCGATCTTGGCAACATACCCACCCACACCGAAGTACCCAACACCACAAATGCTCCTATGAAACGGGTTACTTACATTGCCTCTTTTGACATTAGCCGCCGTAACTTCTACCTCCACAGCAGGTGAGTCACTAAACACCACAGAGCAGCGACCTCGTTTTCCTTTCAAGCTGGTTACAGTTGCAGTATACCCCTCGTTTGTTGCAAAGCTATCGCCAACCTTAAAAGTTCCAGTGCGCATTGTACAACCGCAAGAAGGGTGAACACTTCTTTCAAATTCAAGCCGTGTCTTAATTGTGGTATTTCCGCAACTACATGCAAACTCCCACAAAAAGTTTTTAGCCTTCTTCCCTACCGCCTTAATTGCAGTTAGTTCACCTTTACTAAATCCGGCTATGTTTTTAGGTGCCGTACCACCACCAAGGCAGCCGCAGGATTTTTGTTTTCCGCTCTGCATGTCAGACATACGCACTGTGCAAATGTTTCCGCAATCACATTTGCAAGTAAAACGACGAACCATCTTACCAGTTGTTTCACTTTGTTTGCGTTCTGCCTCTTCGACAACAGTGAGCATGTTATACTTCGCACCAATAGGTATCTCTTTCAACACACCCATCATACATCTCCATAAGCACGTAGAACGTCTTTAACAATCTCGGAACGCATAACGTCTTTTACACCAAATTTGTGTTTTGCAAAATTCGGATATTTAGCGTTTCCGTTTTCATCAAAGAAACGAGACATTGCATCTTGCATCCCACTGCGACCTTTGTCTGCTGTGTAAATCTGCGTACTACTGCCGCTAATCACAACCTTTGTATTTTCACCAATGCGCTCAAGCAGCAACTTCATAATGATTGGCTCAAATAACTGGCTCTCGTCCAAAAGCCAAAGCTTGTTGTCCATTGTCGCTCCCAAAATATAGTTTGCAATGGTGAAGTGGATGCGCTTACCTAGATCGTTTTTAACCTTCTCCTTACCCAGAAACTGTTCCAGAAGTTTACGTGTACTTGCATAGTGTGGCTCAAGTTTAGATTGCAAATCGTTCGGCAAAAAGCCTACCTTGTCTTTACCCACTTCAGCAGGTGTGCGTGTAATTACAATCTCAAGAGAAGGGTCACGCAGATACTGTTTGCAAAAATACCACAATGTAACTGCCGTCTTGCCAACGCCCGCTGGGCTGTCCACAAAAGTTACGATGTTCTCTTCAATCTTGTCAATAAACTCCCATTGTGCTGCTGTTGGTTGGAACTCATTGATACGGTTTTCAACCTTAGCCACCTCACTTGGTTTTGGTGTTGGTGGTGTACCAGCAGCCTGCTTCACATTACGCGTTTGCTTACGTGTTTTACGCGGCTGTGCAATGGCACTGTCGATAGCGTACAAATCGTCTTCTGTGTATGTCATTTACTTCTCCTTGTTCACAATAACATCATTCAACCAAGTTTTAATCTCTTCGTTTGAAGCACCATTCTTCGTCATCCAATTAACAGTGTCAACAAGCCGCTTCGCCTTCTTTACACAAGCACCCTTGTTTTCGTATGTTCTTTTGAAGAATCCATTTTCTCCCCAAAAATAAGGACGACCGTCAACACGAACATCAAGAGAGCGGAAAGGCCCACCTGTTGTCTTGCTACGTACAATTTCTGTTTTCGTAACAAAAACCTTCTCTGCAAAGAATGCCCAAACACCTTCTTTTGTGTATTCTGGCGGGTAATAGTTTAGGAGCCAGCGTGTTTGCCCTTGTCGAATTCGCTTCTGTTTCATTTGATTCCTTTCTTCGGCTTTGGAATTAACGGACTCCAATGTGTATCGAATCGTGGATTGAAAATGTCCTTGCGCGAACATCCCCACCGGCTGTAACACCACACCAACATATTCTTTGGAGGTGTTAGTTCTTCTGGTGTGTAATAACGCGCAGCAACAGGAATGTCTTTTGTGCTGCAATGCCCAATTTGGAAATTCATACTCTCTCCTTGTAAAGCAAGGCCGCCGATAAAAGCAGCCCCGTTAGTTAAGACACCAAAGGCATTACAAACACTTTAGCATCTTTACCTGTAAGTTCCTTAAACTCTGCTTTCAGTTCTGGAATACCACTTAGCGTTTCTTCATCCACTTCAGTGAAAGTGTACTAGCCACGTGCCAAACACCAACCAACTATACAATCAGAGTTATCTGCATCATACATCGGACTAATGCGTTCGAGAGTGTCTTCGTAGTTTTCATACCAATCGTCACTATCCTCGCACACTTCATCGAACGGCAGACCAACAACCAATACACCACTAATACTCATACCCATCTCAGTTCTCCTTTACATCTTTCAGCAAGCTAATGAAATATTCAGCTTGTTGTTCTGGTGTGAAATTATCCCATGTTTGAAGCTGTTCTGGCGCTGTTGTATTTAGGTCAGAATACCACTTCTTCCAAGCAGCTACCACATCTTCTTCATTAAATGTCATTTGTATTCTCCTTATGCTTGTTTACGTGCATTACGACGTTGTGTTGTAGCTGGCTTTTCTTCTGTTTGATCTTCTACAACCACTTGTTCACTTGTTACAACTTGTGCAGGGTTTTCTCGTACAAGTGTATCACTTTTCACTAAAGTGATTGTCCACATATTCCCAATAAGCTGTGGAGCATGTTCAACACTTTCACCATCCATGTCCCAACCCTCACGAGCCATGTCAATCAGAATGCGTGTAAATTCAATAGGGCTAGATGTTGCAATTTGGAATGTTTGTTTCATTTTAATTCTCCTTTATATCTGAACGTAGTGAAGATATATTCTCACAGAACAGCTAGTTTGTCAATCTATTTCTTCACCATACAACTCATCCAGCCATTTATCTAGACATTTTAGACACAGTCTGTATTCTCCGAAGAAGCTACCATCCACTAGCGCCTTCTCGTATCGGTAGGTTTCTCCTTTCTCAATGAAGTGGTCTTGCTTTCCGTCCAAGCTAAAACATACATGACGTTTACGTGCTTTTCTCATTTTAATTTGTTGACAAGACAGTAAGGCATCTTGATCTTCAAACATGTTTAATGAGAGGTAGTCGTCCTCTTCATACTTCATTACAAGCCCCCGTTTGTCAAGAACAATTTATAGGCATTCTGTTTCACATATTTCGTTTGTTGTTTTTGTGCATATTGCAACACAAGAATATGGAAGAAAGAGAATAGATAGTAGACACTAGTCATAATTGTCTTCCTCCTTCTCTAAACGCTTCCTATATTCTTCAAGCTCTGCTTCATATTTCTCTTTCTGTGCAATATCTTTAGAAATATACTGTACAAGGTCACGAAGAACATTTGTGTGTTTTACAATATGGCTGTTGTCTTGCATCTCATAATCAATAATAAGCTCTTCGTTTCTTGCAACAGACAAGAGAAGTTCTTCACGCCAATGTTTCAATGTTTCCAGCGAGACAGAATGTGTCATTGTTTTCTCCCTTCCAATTCTGAGCCAAGCAGCTCTTCAAAGAAGAACATGAGTAACAACAGTGTATTAGCAATAGGCACAATACCTAGCATCATAAAACCAAATATGTGTGCAGTTTTCTGGCTAACACCATCAGACCATCTAGAATAAATACCAACTGTACCCACTGCAAACCACACAAATACAGTGATACAATAAACTACCCACAATGTTGTCATTTGCATTTCTCCAAAGCAATTGCAAATGAACGTGCATTCTCAAAGAATTTCAGCATACGTGTTTCTGTTGCTTGTTCTTTGTGTAGATGTTTAAGCCACTGTTTATGATCGTTCACAAGGCTCATATAGTATTTGTAGTCACATTCCGCGCCAGCATCGTAATAAAGTGTTGCCATGTCTTTCTGAAGACCGCAAGAGTTAATTACGTCTTGAATTTCAACTTTACGCTTGTCCAAGCTGCTTTGCAAATGACGAATGTATTGCTCTACGTCTTGTTGAATTTTATTCATTTCATTCTCTCCTTTAGAATGTATTTCCAATTGTAATAATATACTGCTTATTCCCAGCAAACTCTTTTGTAAGTTTAACACTCTTCACAGCATTTCTAGAACCCATACACATTGAACAGAAGATGCACTTCAGACGGGTTTGCATTAATTTGTTCTAGCTCTGCCTTAACTTTAAACAAGGCACTAATCAGATCATCAATACTCATCGGCTCACGCATTTCGTTTCTCCTTTTCATTGTTCCAGTTGTCTACATCATATGTAATAGCTTGCATCTTGTCAACCCATTCGTACAAACGTCCAGAGACATACATGTTACGTACAAGCAGCACAAAGAATTTAGCCTCTTCCTCGCTTGTAATGGAATATGGGACGCAAATCTCAACACCCTTGCAACGGTTCCACCATTCTACACGAACAGAGGGACGAGCAACAACCCCATTTTCTTTGTCTTTAAGAAATGCTTCCTGTTGCTCCCAAAGCTCTTTGTGCCACTTATCCATCTCTTCTTTGTTGCTGTCTTCCATTGTGAAGCCCACTACTTTCTTACGGCTTTTGCCAAGCTTTTTCGTGGAATAAGGCTTCCATTCGACAGTGTTCTTTGGATAGGAGGGGTAGAGCTTATCCCACACAATTTGTTCACATTCGTCTTTATATTTCATGCGAGGATGAATGAAACATACAGCGTAGCGAATGCCGTTTAAGTAGAAGCTGAAGTCATTCCACCATGTCAAGCTGACGGGGACAACATCTTCATAACCACCAAGGACAGAAAAGCCCTTACGCTGTCCTTTGGCTGCTAGGAGCATTCGTTGTTTCTTTGCTTCCATCATTTTGTTTTTCATTTATTCTCCTAATGTGTAAACAACAGGCTGGAAATGCTTTGCCTCTGTTTCAATAATTTTCTCAATAACTTCCCAATCTCCATTAGCCAACCCCGCACCAATCTTTGGAAACCCCACCTCACAAACATTATTCCACACAGCAAACATGCTGTCAATCTTTTTAATACATTCTGCGATAGCCTCGTAGGAGACATAACGAACATTCTTGTTACGTCCGTAATATTGCTGCGTAATGCAATTGAAGATTGTCACACCATCCGTTTCAGCAACAATAACATTGCCAAGTGTCATGTCCCCTTGCATGTACGCTTCGTATGCTTCTGGGTATTGTTGTCGAATAGCTTGTGCAATTCCACTACCCATTTTGCGTTGTGCATTACATCCGTGCGCAATGTATTTTAATCCAGAAACAAGCAAGTCACCTTGTCGATAGATAATTCTCATTTACTCTCTCCTTAATTAATAGCATCACAATAAGCAAGGCTGGAAGCTTTAATCTCTTGTGCAAGCTTAACCCCATCTACCTCTTCTTGCCCATATGCTTTAGCAAGCTTATTCATAACAAACACACGTCCAGTGATTTCACCAACATTGTTTGCAGCAAGAACGTATGTACGTACATCAACATTACGTGAAGCTGCAAGGGTTTCCAAACTGTGTTTGTCGCCACGAATAATGCTGTCAACAGCTAAATTAATGCCATCTACACATTGTTTCTTGGTTACATCTGTAGAATAGCGTGCTTTCAATTCGTTGTCAACATATTCTTTGTGTCTATCATCCATATACCAAAACGAAAGGAATGCACCAAGCAATGTACATGTTACAGTGTAGCCAACAACGCTGGCATACAGTTTTGTTTCTTTGTTCATTTCAGTTTCTCCTCTAATTTAACCATTCGTGCCATTATACGTGCTTTCTGAATTTTGTCAACAATATCGTCACGTCCTTTTGCTTTATAGCGTGTTACAGCAGCCTGAATAATACTTCTAGCACGTCGCACTACTTCTTGTGCAAGGTCTTCCACAGAAATGTTTTCATAATCAATATTACCAATACGTTTAGCTGACATTAGATATTCGCCTCCATTTTTGCACGCATGGTTGCATCAAGTTCATTGCACCAAATATAAGTGTAGCCGTCTCGGCAGGCTTCTACACCTTGCCAAGGGTGTGAGCTGTATCCACCGTCACGAGGCCATTTAACATGGTACGATCTGCGCGAATTATCAGGATACACAAAATGAATCTGTGTGATGTCTGCATACTTCTTCAGACGCTCCAGCCAATGCTCACTGCCGTTATCAAATTCATACTCACCACCGTTTGAATCAACATCAATGAAGAACTCTTTGCAATAGCGGTATTCTTCAATAACACCTTCCTCATCAATTTGTTCTGTGGTTGTAAGGTCGGCAATACAAATACCATTTACATGCTTCCAATCAAACACAATAGTTTCACAATTTTCCAGCACAAGTTCAAGTTTTACAGGTTTCATTATTTCTTCTCCACAACACAGAATTTATCACTACCAACAACATCATAATACGCTTTACGCATCAGGTTGGCAACATCATGTTCAATGCTTTCTCGCACAATAACACTATCATGCTCTGGGTACAACACTTCACCTTGTTGCAGAAGCTCTTGCATAACAATCTGAATAATATCACTGTCTTTCTTTTGAAGCAAGATGCCAACATCAGAAAAGAAGTGATGGTCAATTGGTTTGTTTGCAGCCACAACAAGCTCACACAAATCGTTAGACGGGAATGTTTTTGTCAGCGAATACACACCAACATATTTTCTGTCTTTCTCATCTTTCTTCATGTCGTCATACACTTCCTTTGTCAAGGCATTTGCTGCCGGAAGCATTGGACGTTTTTCACCACGTTTTGCATTCAAGCAGGCCATGACAGCAAACTTGAACAAATTACGAATTGGGTTGTATTTGTACAAGCCGTATTTCTCGATGTGCTGGCCAATCTCTTCGTTATCAAGGCGAAGCACACACTCATAGCCTTTAGTCGTATACGGATTGTACACTCCATCCCATGCACGCTCAATCCACATGTCAACAAATGTTGGGTCAGCCTGCCATGCGTGGTCATAAAGAATGGATGGATGCAGAGCCTTAAAATCCAGTTCAACCACTTTCTCTCCGTTAATCATAATACGTTTCCTATCCTCCTGTTTCATCACTTGAACACCACCAACGATGTTATAAAACCTTCCACCAAGCTCTAAGTTGTTGCTGAATACACGCTTGTATTGTTGCACAGGGAGTGTGTTCCCGTCAAGCGTTAGATGCACATCACACAATTGTTTGTTGTATCTTTGCACCAGTGAACGTATTTCAGCCGTTCCTCTAATCTTGCTATTCAGTAGTTGCTTTGTTTCTCTGTCTTTGATTTCAATCAAGTCTCCATCATAAGCCAAGTCTTCCTGAATGTCAATCCCACTCCACAACTCTTTATACTTATCAGTTATGAAGTATAAGCTAGGCACAGTGTCTTGCTTCTTTAGGTTGATGAATCCACCCTTGTAATAGACAAGAAATCCATTCGCACACAAACTATCCAACACCTTACACATCTTGCGATAGCTGATACCTTGCTTGTTACATGTGTAAAGCTCCTTGTCCTTCGGCACTTGCATGTATCTAGCTTGTTGTTTCATGCTTCTAGCTGTGTTTGTCACTACACACCACAACTCTTTGACACATCCACTACCAACAACAGATAGAAGAACATTGTACACATCTTCATACTTCTTTGTCTTGTTGTAGTGTAGGTTATAGTGAGTAGATAGAGACAACAACACATCTCTTTCTTCTTTCTTCATCTTGTATAATTCTATCATTTCATTATCTCTTCTTCTCCTTCCATACATACCAAGTCACTACACACATGTAGATAGTGGAACGTATTTGCTGTAAGTGATTGATACACAAAGAAATATGACTATTTCAGGTGTGTTCCCATGCTTGCATTGTAGACGTTGCTTGCCTGTTGTGCAAGAACTATTTCTCTATACATTCAGTATACCACATAATTCTTTATTGTCAATAGCTTGGTAGCTTTTTCATTTAACACATTCTTTATTGACTTTATAGACATGTCATGGTATAATAGAAGGACAATAGGAGAAACACCATGTCAATGCAAGATAGTCCTGTGTTCTGTCATTTGCTTGTAGACACACAAAGCAAAACAGAACGTACAACAGAAGCCATCCTCAAGCAGAACGGATGGAAATTCATTCAAGATGGACGTTACACATCCTCTTCCCCTCTTACCATTTCCAGTGGCTCCAAAACAAAGCTGACGTTCTCTTTGACACAGCTTGCCTACCAAGATGGACGTTTGCTTGACTTAGCTTACAACCAATCTTCCAACAAATTTATGCCTACACAGGTGGGAGCAACCTACCTAGCTAACATTCGCTTCAAGGCTAAAAGTAGCAGCCAGAACAACATTCTCGATGTATCTCTTGAAAGCCCTAACGTAAGCTTCAACCCAATTGTAGCTGAGTCTATTACATTCAACAAGAGTGCAAACACAGAACATTTCATCTCCATTACACAACCAATCTTTATTACGCAAGATGTTGTGACTAATGGGCTGGAAATCTATCTACTACCTACAGGTGGTAATTTGTCTGTGTACGATTATTCCGTATTTGTTCAAAAGACATTCATTCCCTAAGCCTAATTGACATATATGCATTCCATGTTATAATAAAATGTTAAATAGTGTAACAAGGAAATAGCATGGAACAATATGACGACGAAGCAAATGTAGAAGATGGCTTGCCTTCGGCAAAACAAGGGAAGACAGCTTTAGATCAAACACACAAGCTGTCTCCTCTGCAAAAACGTCTGAAGAAAATCACAGACAAAGCCATTGCAAAGCTTGAGAGTGTTCTTGATAACAAAGAAGCAACAATTAAAGAGCAAATGGATGCAGCAAAGACATTGACGTCTATGTACATTGATGTGACAAAAGAGCTTAACAACGACAGCATGAAGAAGACCCTCATTCAGTTAAAGCTTAGTGGTGCTTTGAATGCTCCTCGTGAAAAAGCAATTGAAGGGGAAACATTTGCTGCTCCTATTTTCATGCCTGACACAATTGTTGGTGATGGCCTGATTGAACAGGGTGGTAGGAAAGAGATTGAAACAAATGTTGATTTGTCAGGGTATGATATTTCACAATAACCCTTGACAACAATGCATTTTGTGGTATGATAAGAATATGGAGAGAGGAAGAAACATTCATGATGTTGAAGCCGTTGTGTATGTTTGAATTTGCTTTCTTCTCTTCATTCTTGTTGTGTTAAGAGTGTCTTTGGATACTTCGGATTGTGGGGTGTCACATTAAGGTTTGTGACCACGGTTGCACAACATATGTTCTTTTCCAAGCCCATTAGCGATAGTGGGTTTCAGAAAGAAGCTTGCTTCTACAATTTATGCTACCTTAGTTTAGTTGGGAAAATTTCGGTTTTGTAGTCCGAAGTCGTCAGATCGTACCTGACAGGTAGCCCCGAACAATAAGGAGAAATAATGAAACTAATTAAGTTCAGCGCCCAGTGGTGCTCACCGTGCTCTGTAATGACAGCACTGATGAAACACAATAACATTTACGACAAATTTGAACACGTAGATGTTGATGAAAATGCAGAGCTTGTAGCTCAATATAAGATTCGTGGTGTTCCAACAATCATTCTTGCTGACGATGATGGCAATGTTGTTCGTTCCATCTCTGGCAATGCAACAGCAGATCAATTGCTTGCTATTGTAAAAGAAGCCGGCAAATGAAAGACATTATTATTTTCCGTTCTGCTTTTCTCGTAGGGCTTCTCCTGTTCTACGTTCTTGCTGCTGTTGTAGCAATTGGCTCTCTTCCTTTCACGTTGTATTACGCTCTTTTCCAAGCTTCTCCTCCTAAATAAAACATTCATTTCTCTCCTGACGTGTTCTCTCCTCCGCTGCTTCTCCTCAGCGTGACACGTCTTTTCGCCCTCTGCCCTTCTATCCGAGGGTAGGGGGTTTTTCTCATTGCATTCGAAAAATTCCCCGTGGAGGGTATTTTCATTAACAGGTATATTATGACAAACAAAACAAATAAACAGCTACGTCTTGTACGGCAAGATGGTAGTGTAAGTATTCGTGTCGTGCTTGTAGACGACAATGGTGAAGTGGTGCATATTGGCTCTGAGCCTTTTAGCTTCTCTGCAAATGATATTGATAAGCTGCTGCTAATGCATGGTGAAGCGGCTTTGTGTTTCAAGAAACCAATTCTAACACAGCCAACAAAGCGAGGCAACGCAGGTAAGATGGAAGCCTTGACATTTGAGCCGGAAGATTGGGAGGATGATGAATGACAACATATTTTGTCTGTGAAACATACGTCTCTGCTTATTACACGTTTCACGCAGAGAGTAAGAAGCTTTCTATGATGCGTGGGTATGTTGGTAGTCAAGCTACGCTTTCTTATACGTTCGGTGGTGAGCAATATGTTTGCCTAGATGTTGGTAGTTTCATGTCTAAGCTACGTGCTGGTGAAGTGGCTGTGGGTAGTGTAGTGGTGTTGACATTCTCTGCTTCTTCTAGTATTGTTGATGAGATTGGTAAGTGGAAAGTTAATCTTGTTGAACGATAAAGGAGAATGATATGCAAGTCAAAGATAACCTAGAAGGTCAACGCTTTGAACGATTGGTTGTGGTTGCTTATGGTGGGACTGTTTCTGGGTATCAAAGAACATGGGTTTGTTTGTGTGATTGTGGTAAAACTGTGAAAGTACGACAAGGAAATCTTCTATCTGGAAATACAAAATCCTGTGGCTGTCTTGGATTACAAAACAACCTGAAACACGGTATGGCACACACTGAAGAGTATCGCATCTGGAGGAAAGCAAAAGAACGCTCCAATGGCAAAGGGAAGGCGAAGTACCTTGACCATGATATCAGTATGTCAGAAGAGTTTTGTAATGATTTTATGGCCTTCTATGAGCACATCGGGGAAAGACCAAGTGAGTATCATTCTTTGGGTAGGATAGATAATTTCAAAGGGTATGAGCGTGGAAATATTCGATGGGAGACGCTGACAGAACAATCTCGGAATAAGAGCAAATACAAGAGCAATTCATCTGGTAGTTGTGGCGTCTCTGTTCGCAATCGCAAAAATGGTTACACATACTATGTAGCGACAGCGGTTATCAACGGTGAGAGATTTAGCAAGGAGTTTTCTGCGAATCTGTATGGCGACGAGGTTGCCCTTTTCTTGGCAACAGAGCAACGCGATCAGTGGATGCTGATTAATGAGTTGTGTTTTGGAATCAAGTATGCTCCCACTCATGGTTTAAGTAAGGAGGAGTATGAGCAAAAATAAACCTTTAGTGTTTGCACCGGCTTCTGAAAAGCAGAAGTTGGTGCTTATGGACAACCAAGTAGACGTGTTGCTCGTTGGTGGCGGTGCTGGCGGGGGCAAGTCCACGATTTGCCTCACCAAAAATCTAGACGGTATCAATGACCCCGATTTTATTGCTGTTGTACTTAGGCGGTCGCAGCCCGAGCTTAAGCGTCCGGGCGGATTGATTAACGAAAGTAAAAGTATCTACCCTCATTTTAAAGGTAAATACGGTTTACAAAGCCTGACATGGAAGTTTCCTTCCGGTGCTCAAATTAGCTTCGGTGCAATATCAGGCGATAGTGATTTGGGTGGTTGGCAAGGTAGTCAGCTAACTCGTGTAATGATTGATGAAGCAGCAGAGGAGTGGACACAGCATCAAGTGTTGTTCATGATTTCTCGTATGCGCTCTAAATCAAAAATTCACCCACAGCTTATTATGACAGCCAACCCAAATAAGAACAGTTTTCTGTTTGATTGGGTGCAATATTGTCTTGATGAAGATGGTGTGCCAAAGAAAGGGACAGAGAATATTGTACGGTGGTTTACTGTAGAAGATAACGTAGCAAAATGGGCAGATAGCCCAGAAGAATGCTATGAACTCTATGGTAAACCAAAAGGTAAGATCATGGCAAAAGGTTTAAGTGATACTGAGATTGCCAAGATTCCACCACAACTTTTGTTCATTCCAAAGAGCTTCCGCTTCATCCCAACAGGTGTTTACGACAACCCTTACCTTCTTCCTCCTCGTAATAACACCTATCTAGCCAACCTTCTGTCGCAACCTCGTGTTAGTCAGCTAAGATTTTTGCTAGGATCATGGACAGCTGTACCAGATGGTGCAAGTTACTTCAAGTCAGAAAACCTTAAATACATAGACATGCTCCCGCTAGATGACGATATTACGTGGGTTAGGGCTTACGACTTGGCCTTTGGTTTGCCTAGTGAGGTTAATAGGAATCCCGATTACTCCGCCTCGTGTCTTATGGGACGAGGTAAATCAGGTAAGTATTATATCGCACATGCTGAGAAGTTTCGAGGACTTGTTCACGATGTAACTCAAAAAATCATCAAGACGGCACACGAAGACGGTGATGACGTTGCTCTGCAAATCCCAAAAGACCCCGGTGGCGGTGGTAGATACATGCATGATGATATGAAACGTCGTCTGGCAGAGGAAGGGGTTTACGCGCACACAGAGGTTATCTCTGGGTGGAGTAGTAAGGTACAGCGTTATATGCCTTTCTGTGCGATGGTGGATTTGGGTATGGTGCATGTTGTTCGTGGCAGTTGGAATGATGACTGGTTACAGGAGAATTTACATTTCACAGGTGATAGGAATAAGAAGGATGACTTGTGTGACTGCACTGCATCTGCATTTAAGTTTCTCTCTAAACGTGCGACATTGCCAGTTTTTGAATTCGCAGATATGAGTAGAGCATCAAATATTCCATCTCTGTAATGTTTTACATTACACCCTATTGACATTAATACATTTCATGTTATAATGTTATTATTAAGCAATGGAAGAAGCACTTAAAAATAAGTGCTCCTCTTCTTACAAGGAGAACAAATGGCTGAATTAAATGAAGCCGCTCTTTCTCCCGACGACAATGTAATTCCCCGAATTCGATTTTCAGATGTTGGTGTATTAGGGCTTAAAATTGCAGGTGATAGTGTTGTTGAGGAAGCTAGTCGTAAAATGCGCTTCCCTGAATTCTATCGCATTGTAGATGAAATGAAAAAAGATGCCACAATTGCAACAGGCACTAATTTCATTCGCACAATGATTAGCGATGCTGAATGGCACGTTAAATGCAACCCTAATTATTCTGATAAAGCTAAAGAGCGTTCTAAATTCCTCATGCAATGCATGAACGATATGGAACATTCTTGGGCTTCATTCATTTCGGAAGTTACATCCTATCATGAATATGGATATGCAATCCATGAGAAAGCATTCCGCTATCGTCTTAAGCGAAACGGTAGTAAATATAATGATGGGCTTGTCGGATTAAAGAGCCTCAACCCTAGAGCACAATCCACCATCATCAAACATCATTTTGATGAGACAGGTAGTAAGCTTGTAGCTGTTACACAATCTACAGCCAACTCCTCTACCAACCTTCTTAGCGATAAGCTTAAAGAGAGTGAAATTAAGATTCCTCGTGAACGCTTTCTTCTCTTTACATGCGACAGCCGACTAAACAACCCTCTTGGCAATTCTCCTCTCAAATCCATCTATCTAGCTTGGCAAACACGTCGCTCTATTGAAGAGCAAGAGCTTGTTGCCTTGGCTCGTGATTTGAATGGTATTCCGTATGTTTCTGTGCCTGCTGCCATTATGTCAGATAATGCTTCTGACGGACAGAAAGCACAATACGAATATGCTAAGAATATGGCTCGTAACCTGCACGCAAATAGGCAAGCAGGTATTGTGTTCCCTTCTGACGTTGATGAACAAACGAAGACAAAATACTTCGATATTAAATTGTTGTCAACAGAAAGTGGAAGTACATACGACGTAAACAAAATTATTGAGCGTATCAATAACCAAATTCTAACAGCTCTTTCTGCTGACGTTCTCACAATTGGTCAATCTGGTACAGGTTCTTTTAGCCTTGCAGATAGCAAAGTGAGTTTGACAGAGTTTGCAATTCGTCATCGTCTGAAAGAAATTAAAGACGTTCTCAACCATGACCTCATTCCTGCTTTGTGGAGAATGAACGGTTGGGATATGGACGAATTGCCAGAGTTTGATTTTGAAATGCCGGACACCATCACATTGTCTGAATGGGCTAAGGCTGTACAACAGCTTGCTGCTACATCTAACATTGAGCGTACACGTTCCTTCTTCAACATGGTGAACAAGAAACTTGGTTTGCCTCTTGAAGCCGATGACAAGGAAGTTGATTGGGAAACGGTGGTAGTGGATATGGCCTCACGTTCTGGCGATGGTATGGCTGCTGGTATGAATAGTGGAACATCTTCTGGTGCTTCCACTTCTGACAACAGTTCCACCAACCTAGACAAAGCTTAAAAGAGAAAAGGAATAGAATGGCACACGAAGCATTCCGAGTAATGCAGAGTTTGTACGACACGCCTCATCTCATCTCTCAAACCAGCCTTAATGCGATTGTCTCATATCTTGAAGATCGTGGCAACGGTGTTAGGGCTGAATCTGACGAAGAATCTCCTCGTTCCACATACGGCTACAACCCAGACACACAGATTGGTATGTTGTCTATTTCTGGTGCTCTGACAAACAAAACTACAGGCATGGAAATGATGTGTGGTGGTGTTAGCTACCAATCACTTGAAGAGCAAGCTGAAGAGTTGCTTGAAGCTGGTGCTAAGACACTTGTGCAGATGGTTGATAGCGGTGGTGGCGAAGCTTACGGTTGTTTCCAAACAGCCAATCGTATCCGAGAGATGGCAGATGAATATGGCGCTTCCATCATCAGTTATGTAGATGGGACAGCAGCCTCTGCTGCTTATGGCCTTATTGCCAAGAGTGACAAAATCATTCTTAACCCAGATGCAGGTGTTGGAAGTATTGGTGTTGTTATCAAACTGCAAAACGTAGCTAAAGCAAAAGAACAGGCCGGTATTCAAGAGAGTTTTGTTTACGCTGGTGCTAACAAAATCCCGTATGCAGAAGACGGCTCCTATCGTAAAGAGTTTATTGCTGATTTGCAAGCTCGTGTAGACAAGATGTATGAATCCTTTGCTACTCATGTTGCAGAAGGTCGCTCTCTGTCTCTGGAAGCCGTTAAAGCAACAGAAGCAAAAATGTTTATGGCTGATGAAGCTATTTCCCTTGGCCTAGCAGATGAAGTGATGACTACACACCAGTTTGCTAACGCCCTTGCCGACATGGCGAGTAATGTTAAACAAGAAAGGAAGTCAACAATGTTTGACAAAATTCTAGGCAAGGCTAAGGCAGAAGATGCTGGCGTCGTAGCCGAACTGGAGGCAAAACTCACCCAGATGGGCGAACAATTCGCTCAAATGGAAGAGCAATTTGCTCTGGCAAAACAATCTCTGGAAGCTCATGTAGCTGACGCTGTTGCTCGTGCAGAACAAGCAGAAGCTGTGCTGAAAGCAAAAGAAGAAGCTGAACAAGCTAAAGCACAGGCTGCTGAAGAAGCCCGTCTGAGTGCTCGTAAAGAAAAGCTCTCTGCTGCCGTAGGCGATGAGAAAGCTGTTGAAATGTTTGAAGCTCTGAAGGCCCTGCCGGATGCTGCTTTTGACAGTGTTGTTGATTCTATGTCGGCTGCTGTTGACCAGAAAAACGCACAAATGGATGAAATTGGCTTCACTGTAGAACAAGCCTCTACCACACCTGATGTACCACACTTCTCTCAATATCTGAAAATTAAGAAAGAGGATAAGTAATTATGACTAAACTCGCTACTCGTGGCGCTAAACTGACTGGCGTTCTGGCATGGGAATTTGAGCCGGAGGTTGGCTACAGCCGCTCCACCGCTACCGTAACTGTTGAAGCAGGTATGGACGTAGGTGCTGTGGTTGTTCTGGCATCTGGTAAATACAAATGGGTTGCTGCTGCTGATGTTGCAACTCTGGCTGCCGATGTTCGCGTTGTTATTGACCCGACCATCACCGACGTAGGCACTGGCGATAAGTCGCTGACCCTGCTGGGTAACGAACTGGCTGTTGCTCCTGCAATGGTTACTCGTGCTGGTCTGAAATTCAAAGACGCTCTGTCTGCCGGTCAAATCGACACTGTTATCACTAAACTGAACGCAAAAGGCATTCGTGCCGTAGCACGAGTGTAATGTCCCGTAGTATTGTCTATTGGGCGCATCTTCCACAGCACACCGATATAACAAAAGAAGGCTATGTTGGTGTGTCTAGGAAGAACCTCTCTAAAAGAGAGCAACAACACAGGCGAGTCTCTGTAAAAGGCAATAATGTCTTCCATAAAGCCATTAGAAAATACAGAGAAGATATAGTCTTTGATGTTGTTGTCATTGCCTCTTTTGATATTTGCTTGAAGATCGAAGCTGCATTACGTCCTGATATTTTCATAGGTTGGAATATGGCAAAGGGAGGCGGTTCTTCTCTACAACCTGTCAACAAGGCACCGTTAAGTCCTGAGACAAAGAAGAAAATCTCCGAAGATCACAAAGCAAACGCACAGTTTTATGCCGACCAAGCAAGGCGTGTTCACACAGGAAGAAAACGGAGTGACGAAACTAAGAGGAAAATTTCATCCTCTTTGACTGGACGCACTTTGAGCGATAACACCAGAAAACTTATATCTGAGAACCGCACACCTCCTAAGAAATGGGAGCACCCTAACTCTGATATAAAGATGTGGGCTGTTGCCGATGAGCTGTTTGCTTTATGGGTAAACAATGACAAGTGCGGGAGGCAAAGGCTTGCAGAACTCTTCGGAGTCGGTAAGTACGCAGTTACAGCTATTCAAAAGTGCTTTAGAGAGGGATGGAACCCCTTAGATGATTCCGACTGGCAACACTTCAAATCAAATTACAAGGAAATAAAATGAATATTCGCTCCTACCTCAACTCTTTTAAAACTGACGAATTTACCGATCAAATCAACCGCGTTGAAAACCAATATGGTTACATCAACTCGCGTGACTACTTCGGCAATCTGCGTTCCACTGGCTCCACCTCTATTGTTTTCGATGTAAACAAGCACAATATCACCCTGCTGCCGCAAGTGAATCGTGGCGATCATTCGTTTACTGACGGTAAAGAACGTGATGTTGAAACTTTCGCTCTGAAACTGGCCTACTTCAAACACCATGATCGTCTGACTAACGAAGACATTCAAGATTGGCGTCAGCCTGGTAGCATGGATGAAGAAACCTACGCTCGTGCATTTGCTGAAAAAGTAACTGACATGCGTATGGCTGCTGACCAGACCCGTGAATACATGAAACTGCAAGCTTTCAAGGGCGTGTTCAAAACCCCTGATGGTAAAGTTGTTGCTGATATGTTCAACGAGTTCGGCGTTACTCAGAAAACTGTAGACTTCGCTCTGGGTACTGCTTCCACTAACGTAGACAGCAAAATCCAAGAACTGAAACGCTATATCGCTTCCAACATCAAGCAAGGTGGTAGCATCAACGGTGTTGAAGTGCTGGTTGACCCATCCTTCTACGACAAGCTGATTTCCCATCCGAACATCAAAGCTGCTTACCAATACTACCTGAACTCTGGTGCTCAACGTCTGCGTGACGACCTGTCGCAATACATGAGCTGGGGTGTAATGGACTTCTTTGAGCATCGTGGTGTTCGCTTTATCTCCTACGACTCCACCTTCAACCTGCCGAACGGCACCACTGAAGTTGGTATTGCTACCGATAACGGTCATGCCTACGGTCTGGGTACTCGTGACCTGTTCCGTCAGTATGCTGGCCCATCCAACAAACTGTCTGCTGCTAACCAACCTGGTCAAGAGATGTTTGTTCGCACCTATCTGGATGAGCGTGATGAGTATGTAGATTTCGAGCTGGAAATGGCTCCGCTGTACTTCTGCACCCAACCTGCTTCTCTAGTGAAATTGACAACAAACTAAGCAATAAAACAACAAGCAGCCTGTGTTCGCATGGGTTGCTGTTTTCTGCTACAAAATGTCTCTTCTTCTTTCGAGGAGATATTCTATAGGAGAATTTACATGGCTTTAGATTTTACAAAAGCCGTTGACAGAGTGAGGTTGAAGGTTGGCGATACCAATGAGCTTCAAATCTTCCCTGACACTCTTTATCAGGCTGTTCTAGATAAGAACAATGCTGACGAAGCTGCAACGGCACTTGAAATGGCTCAATATATTCTTGGGTATATTAGTCAACATGGCTTCAGGGAACGTAGTGGAGCTTATGAAGTTTATGGGCGCGAGTGGCTGCAAAGCTACATGGATTTCCTTAAAACATTCCTCTTGTCTAGTGGTACAGCTGCTGCTTTGAATGCCAAGATTTACGCTGGTGGTATTAGTATTTCTGACATGGAACAGAATGACCTAAACCCAGATAACAACATTGTCCCAACAACAGATTTTGATGAAATGTTTGAGACGTATAATGGCAATCTTCGTTTCTAAAGTTAAAATCGACACAAAGGGTTTGGATAAGCTTGTAAAGCGTGTTGAAGAAATCAAGAAAGCACAGCTTGATGTTGGTTATTTTGATGACATTCATCAAGCCTCTGGCCTTCCTGTTGCAGCCATTGCAGCAATGAACAATGAGGGTGTTCCAGAGAACAGTACACCTGCTCGTCCATTCGTAACAGAATCTCTCATTATGTCGTTTGAAAATAAAGCAGCAATGCGTCCTGTACGTTCTTTGCTTGACATTAAGATTCCTCTGAAGCTTACGTTGAGCCGTATTGGTGGACAAGCTGTAGAGCTTTTCAAATGGAACATTTACAATGGTGCATGGGTTGATAACGCTCCATACACTATTAGCTTGAAAGGCGTCAACTCTCCTCTTGTTGATACGGGAGAAATGGCTGACCTAACACTTTATCGCATTACAACCCCATTTGCCTAAAGGCAGAAAGGAAATAAAATGTCCTCTGCTCTTTTCCGTCTTGTTGGGTATGTTGATGTTACATTAAAGCGAAGAGGATTGCCTACAATTGTAAAAGGTAAGCCTGTTCCTGCAACAGCTACAGATGTTCCGATTAAAGCAAACATTCAACCTGTTGGATATGCAGAGCTAATGCAGCTTCCTGAAGGTGATAGAAGTAAACAGCTTATCATGCTTATGTCCACATTTGAAATTCGTGACATGAAAGAAGGAAGCTGGGAAGCTGATGAGTTTGAGTGGGAAGGTGATATGTATGTTGTTCTGAAAAGTCGTCATTATTCGATGCGTGTACGTAACCATTATCAAGCTATTTGTGCTAGAAAGCAAATGGTGAAATAATGAGCACAGCTTACACAACACTTGAAGACAAGCTGTATGACGCTTTGTATGTTGCAATGGGTAACAATGCGTCCATCCCAATCATTTACGCAAACAGAAACATTCCAGAGCCAGCAGGAACACACATTGCCATTCGTTCCATCCATCGTAATCCAATGGGGAGAGCACAAAAGTCTTCTCGTGTAGACACAGACGGTAATCTTGTCAGTGTACAGCATTACGAGTGGTATGTGCAGTTCACAGTTGTTGGTGATGACAGTGGTAATGTCAGTATGGATTTAGCCTCCATCTTCGACAGTGAAGAAGGGTTGTATCAGTTTGCAAAACAAGGATTATCCTACCTTCGTCGTTCACATATTCGTGATGTTCCAAAAAGCAGGGAAGATGGAAGTTATGTCCTTGCCTGCAACCAAGATGTTTTCTTCGGAATTGCTCTAGAGATTAAGACAGCTTCGCCTTCAATTAATTACATCAACTACACATCCTCGTATCCATCTTCACAACAAGGCGGAAGTACATGGTTGCCATCCACCCCTCCGTAACAAAGGAAATTAAATGAGTAAGGTTTCGGATTTTATCAATATTCAAATTAGCCGTCAAACACAATCTGTTTCTCGTGCTAGTTTCTCTGTGCCGATGTATCTGGCTGAACATGCTGGCTTTGCAGATCGTGCTCGCACATTCTCTAGCCTTGACGGTGTAGCAGAACTGTTTGACAGTGCTTCTCCTGTGTACAAAGCTGCTGAGAAGATGTTTGGTCAAGAGCTTGTTCCACAATCCATTATTATTGGTCGTAAAGCTGTTGCTGGTGGCACTATCAGTGTGTCTAGTGTTCTAGCCTCCTACACCTACAAACTCACTGTGAATGGTCAAACCATCACCTTCACATCTGATAGCACCCCTACTGCAACTGAAATTGTTACTGGCCTGAAAGCTGCTTTCGATGCTGCTACTCCTGCTATTGTTGGTGTAACAGCCACCATCTCTGGCACTACTCTTGTTCTAGCTGCTTCCGGTGATTGGAGCGTTAAAGCTGGCACCAATCTGTCTCTGGTGTACGATGCATCCACTGAAACTTGGGTTGACGCCCTGAATGCTGTAGCTGCTGTTAATAGCAATTGGTATGTCTTTGCTGCTAACACTCACGCTAAAGCCGATCAGCTTGCGCTGGCTGCTGCAATTGAAGCACGCAAACAACTCTACTTCACTTCGACTGCCGATAGCACAGCTAAAGCCACTACCGTAACAGACGTAGGTCAAGCCCTGAAAGACCTCGGCTATGATCGTACACTGGTTATGTGGTCTGCTGTTGCTGCCACAGAAGAGCCTGAAGTTGCTGTTATGGCTAAGTTTAGTCAATACACCCCCGGCTCTGCAACCCTGATGTACAAGCAATTTGCTGGCGTCACTGTACAAGCTTTGACCGACAACGAAGTGGCTAACCTGAAAGCTAAGAACTACAACGTATACGAAACTGTTGGTGGCGTAGCGATGTTCTCTGATGGCGTCATGGCAAGTGGGGAATTTTGTGACACCATGTTCGTCAGTGACTGGTGCGAAGCGCGTATCCGCGAACGTGTATTCTTCAAGCTGGTGAATCTGTTGAAGCTTGGTTATACACGCGCTGGTGCTGCCATCATCGAGAATGAAATTCGTGCTGTGTTCACAGAAGGTGTTAGCTCTGGTGCATTTAGTCCTGATGTTCCTGCCATTATCTCCGTACCTGACCCTGTAACCGTTGACCCCAACCTGCGTGCTCAACGTAAACTGGAAGGTATTACGTTTGAATTCCGCCTTGGAAGTGCGGTGCATCGTGTTGGGATTAAAGGAATTTTGACCGTTTAATAGGAGAATAGTATGGCAACTCAAACACTGGCTACATTGGCCCCTGAGGATATTAAGGTAGTGGTTTCAACCGACACTTTCACCCACATCATCTCTGGTTATTCCGAAGATGCTATGGTGAGTATTGCTCGTAATAGTCCTACTTTTGAGATTTTTGTCTCGGCTGACAATCAACCGACTCGTGTTTACAAGAGCAACACTTCTGCCACTGTAACACTGACACTGAATCAAACTTCCGTGTCTAACGATGTTCTGTCTCAGCTTTACATCAACGACAAGAACAGCCGTAACAGCACTGGTTTGTTCCAGATTCAAATCTTGGATATGTCCGGTCGCAGCCGTTACACCTCTGGTCAAGCCTTCATCGCTGTTGTTCCTGACAGTGCATTTTCCAACTCGATTCAAACCCGTGATTGGCAAATCTTCTGCAACGACATGGAAACAATCATCGGTGGTAATGCTCTGATTGGTGATGATGATGCTAACACACTGGCAACGCTTGGTGCAACTGTAGAAGCTAAATGGCGTAGCAACTAACGTTTGAATAAATCAAACAGGGAGGGACATACAGAAATGTATGTCTCTTTTTCTTTTATATTGTAAACACGTTCACACATGTTTGTGCTGTTGAGAAGAGCACATTTGCTCTTGACTTTAAGCGTGTTTATGCTATAATTGAAATATAAGAAAGGGAATACATGGTTTACACATATTCCGCAGAAGACGTTGTTGTTCTTATTGGTGGCATGGCTGTAGAAGGAATTGACACATCTTCCTTCGTTACTGTAACAGCTTCGCAACCTGTATTTAAGACAAAACGCTCTGCTTCCGGCACTATCTCCCGCACTCTCGTAAAGAATCAACAATACACTCTCAAGCTACGTCTTGTTCAAACATCTGAATTCAACGATAAATTGTGGATGTTGCTGACAACAGATCGCTATCTTGGCGATGCTATTTTCCCTCTGTTCATTAAAGACTTCTCTTCTGGTACAGCACTGATTGCAGGTCAAGCTTGGATTTGTGACTTCCCAGAGATTGTCTATTCTGATGGTGTGGAAATTCGTGAGTGGACAATTGACTTCACATCTGAATCCATCGCTATTTCTGGTGGTACAGATGGCGAGAGCTTCCTTGAAACAGCAATTAAATTGTTCTCGTCTGGAGTGATTTGATGAATCTAGACTTAGTTAAAACGTACACACCAGAGAATGTTCAGCTAATTGTTGCAACATCAGATGGAACAAATACACTGTTCACTGAATACATTACAGGTTGGAATAGTATCAAAGTGAAGCGAGACAATCAAGTGTTTCGCAAGATTAAAGGTATTCGTGGGACAGCTACACGTTCTCGTACATTTGATAGAAGCTTCTCCATTGAGGTGGGCATTGACCAAAACAGCAAAAGCAATCTTGTTCTAACATCTTTGTTGCGTCTTGATGGTAATGGTGTGCTTGAAGCTCCTTTGGCTATTCTTCTATCTGACGGTGTAACAGATAATACGTCTATCAGCGATTACGGCAACTTTCAAACACTGACAGGGCAAGAGTTTCCAGCTAAAGCAGGCACAACCGTTGCAAGCTACAAATGCTATTTGTCTGGCTTTCCTGAAGTGGAATATACAGACGAAGCTGTAGAACGTGTGTGGACATTTGAATGTATTGATGCTTCTGAGTACATTGTGGGACGTGGTGCAAGCCTTCGTCAATCTTTGCTTGATGCTGCATCTCCTGTCCTTGATGGGTTGATTTCTCAAGCATCTAGTGTGGTGAGTAGCAGCTTACCATCTATCACCAAAATTTTCAATTAACAAATAAATAAGGAGAGCCTTATGGCACTAACACAAAAAGAAGTAGAAATTAACGGCAGTAATTATCTGATTACATCGTTCGCTGGCATGAAAGGCTTCAACTACCTGAAACGTCTCACCAAACTTATTGGCCCTGCCCTGATGGCAGCTAATGGCGAAGGGGATGTTCTGGAAGGTAAGAGTCCAATGCAAGTGGCTGTAGAGGCTCTTGTAGATGCAACAGACAAAGTGGAAGTGGAACAACTCATTCTTGATTTGCTGTCCAGTACATCTGTCAACGGCATTATGATCGATGCTAAGAAGTTTGACGATGTGTTTGCTGCCAACTACGGTGCTCTGTTCAAAATTCTATTTGAAGTGTTGAAACACAATTACGGAAATTTTATGGAGGCCATTACTACCGTAGACATGCAACAAGTAATGGCAGGCAATTAAGTAGAGTTGAAAAGGAGATACAAGACAAGCTCTCTGTTGATATGATTGTTTTTACCATATGTACAGCAGAACAGCCTCTTGCCCGTCTCTGGGAGTTAGAAACAATTTATTCTGTTGATGATGTTCTCATTCTTTACGAGATGATGCAAGCTAAATCTGCACTCATTGATGAGGCAAGGAAAGAACAAGAAAGACAGAACAACACGTGAGAATGTAGCCCTTGCCTTTGTGCAGGGGCTTTTCTTCATAACAAGGAAAATGTATGGCTGAAAAAATTGCCGAGTATTTTGGGGCGTTAGGGTTTCAAGTTAATGATAAAGGGCTAAAGGAATTTATCAAACAGCTTGACAATGTAGCCAAGAAAATGCAAGCTGTAACAAAGCTGGCTGTCGCAAGCAGTGGTGCAAGTGGTATGTCTCTCGGAATGCAGAAGCTAGCAACAGATGCAAAGAAAGCTGCTGACGGTGTAGAGAAGGCTACAACACGTATTACACGCAGTCGAGCGAAGCTTGGGTTGGTTGGTAAGAAGGCAACAGACATTCCGGCTACAGGAAGTTTGGCAAGCTTTCGTAGTAGAGTGTTGCTACTAAACCAACAAGCAAAGGAAGATGGTGCTGCAAAAGCTACGCTTGATCGTCTCACGAAGATGAAAGAGATGGCAGAGCAACGAGATGCGCTACGCCTACAACGTCGTCAAGAACGGATGGGAAGTGAAGATGAACGTCGCTATCAAAACCGCGTCTCTCGCACATATGCTCCCCGCACCTCACGTCTTGACCTCTACCAGAAAGACCTTGCACGTACACAGATGATGTACAATGCAGCCCTTGCTGCTGGTGATGGTGGTGCTAAACGATATGCTGAAGCCATTAAGAAGCTACGAAGTGAAATCACATCCCTTAACAGGCAGACAATGTTTGGTAAGATGGGTCTGAAAGGTGTTGGTGGATTTGGCTTAGGTGGTTTGGGTAGTGCTCTTGTTCCAATGTTAGGTATGGCTGCTGCTGGCGGTGCTGCTGGTTTGGGATATTCTGCTGTTGCCCTTAATCAGCAACTTGTAGAGAAGCAAAACATCAACGCACAGTTTGAAGGGTTGTATGGTGGTGCTTCGCAAGGTAAAGCTGGGTATGGCAGATTCAAGGATTATGCAAACCAGCGTGGTGTTCGTGCAGGCGATGTAGCACAAGATTATCTTGGCTTTATGTACTCTGCTAAAACCAACCTTGGTCTTGAGGGTGGTGAAAAGATTTTCCAGCAGTTTACAGATTTCGCTCGTGTACGTGGTACAAGTGGTGAACGCTACAAACGTGCATTGGCTGCCCTCTCACAAATGGTGTCGAAAAACAGAATCTACTCTGAAGAATTGACACAACAGTTGTCTGAGCATTTGTTTGGTAGTAAAGAGATTTTTGCAGAAACCATCACGGGTAAAAAAGGCGGTGATGCCATGCAAGAATTGATGAAACAAATGAAATCGGACAAAGGTGTTACAACTTCTGATTGGTTGCCAAAAGTTACAGAGAAGATGCAGGAGCTTGCAAAAGAGTCCGGTGTTCTCGATAAGATGAGTAATAACCTAGATGCAACTCTGGCACGCCTTAATAACCGCTGGGGGGATTTCATCGGTAAGATAGAGGAAGTAGGTGTTGCAGATGCAATGGGGCGATTCATTGAAATGCTCACAGGCAAACTGGACATTCTTGAAGACTTCATTGTAGAGAATAAAGATTCCATCATCAAACTGATGGATGCTTTCACAAGCTTTGTGGACTTCATTACCTCTAAAGAGTTTGTACTTATTGGTTTGACAGCAACCTTCACAGCCCTTGGTGCCGCAATTAAAACTAATGCTGTTTGGATGGGTATCCTCACTGGTCCAGCAACACTTGCAGGCTTTGGCAGTTTGATTAAGGCCATGTGGAGCTTGGCAGCCGCACAAGCTGTAGCGTTTGCTCCTTGGTTATGGCTTGGTACAATGATTGCTGTAACACTCCTCGTTCTTGAAGACTTCTATTATTGGGTGAATGGTAAACCTAGTTTGATGGGTGAGCTATTTGGCGATGCCGACGACATGTTCAAAGGTCTCGACCAGTTCTTTGATGACATGAAGAAGAAGTGGGATGAGGTTACGGCAGAAATGACCAAGATGTGGGAGAAATTTAAAACCACTGTAAGTAAGCCTTTTAACTGGCTCGGTAAGAAATGGGACGATGTTTCTAAAGGTGCTGGTGAGATGATGAACGATATGGGTATTCGCACAAGCATTGTTGCAAATGCTCCCATGGTTACAGGGCAGCAGACCAAGCCTGCACCGACATATCAACTTAATGGTGTAACTATTAATGCAAATGACCCAATGGCGTTAGGTAGAGCCTTACAGCAAGAAACTTCTAAATATTCTATTGGGGTTCCGCGATGATTAGTATCCAAAGGCCAAACAAAGACCTTGTCCACCTATCTGTTATTACGTCTTATGGATTGAGTTATAGTAATTCTGTAACAGCACATCCTGTTGAGAACGGCAGTAAAATATCTGACCACGTTCAGTCCGAAAACCTGAAAGTAAGTTTGAATGGTGTGGTTGTAGATACAGACATTTTCTCTGGTACAAATGTTGTCTCTGAACCTGCCATTCTTTCTCAGAACGATGCGTTTACTGTTGTTGCATCGACAGGTAGTAATGTAAAGCTTGGTGGCGATGTTGTCAAAAAGGCTTTACTTGACGCACGTAACAATAAAGAACTTTGTACCATCATTGATGGCGAGGTAGGTATTACAGGCCGTGCAACAGGTAAGGTGAAAAACGTGTACAACAATTGCGTCATTACATCTCTGTCTTTTTCCGAAGGTGTAGATAGTGGCGATGGTGTTGAAGTGAGCTTAACGTTTGAGCAAATTAAACTTGTCACTCTGCGTGAAGTTGTTGTAAATGTCCCGCCTCAAAAGCAAACAGAGGGTAAAGGCACAACAGGCGGTAACAAGGGAAACACAAAGGACGGAAAAGCAACAACCAACACACCCGCACAAAACACAAAACCAAATGAGAAAGGTAAAGCAGAAGGTAGTATTTTGCGAAAAGGTGTTGATAAAGCTCGCGGAACACTTACTGGTATTTTAGAGAACGTATTCGGTTGATACAGTAAGGTGTACTTATTGACTTTACCGATTTATATGGTATAATGTAATAAACAAAGAGAAAGAGGGTTGTTCATTCGGCCTTCTTTCTTAGGAGATTTTATGAGTTATTCTTCTTTGCTCGAAGTAGATAGCAGCGAGTTATCTATTCTTGAGCTTCCGCTTTATAGTGATTTGTCTTATTCTTATTCAACAACATTAGAACAAAAGACATTCACACTCATCATCACATGGAGTACATTTAGCGAGAGTTGGAATTTCTCTCTGAATGATGAAGACGACGAACCTCTACTAACCAATCAAGCGTTAGTGTGTAGCTTCCCGATTGACCTTCCAATTGCCTCTGGGCTGGAAGGTTATTTGTTGTTAGAACCTATTTCCTCCAATTCAAAAGGAAAATGGGATACATTGAAATGGGATTTGTCTTCTAATTATTCTCTCTATTTTGTAACAAAAACAAGCCTTCTGTAAGGAGAATATATGGCTGAGAATACAACAGAAATTAAGCCACCAGAAGCTACAAGTATTGTCGGCTATGGAGATTATTCTCCTCTTGATAAGACACAATATCAGTTCATACGTGTGTATGAGCTTATTATTGGTGATGGCAAAACAAAGAAAGGCTTTTCCATTGCTGATTTGGAAGTGAGCTTTTCCATCAAGAAGTCGGCAAATAACAAAGACGCACAAAACACAGCAGATATTTCAATCACAAATTTGTCTGAAGAAACATTAGCTATTCTTGAGAAAGACTATCCTGTTGTCTCTTTGAAAGTTGGCTATTTGAAAACAGGATTGAAAGAATTGTTCTCCGGTGAAGTGTATGACATGGAGACAAAACGGAATGGCACAGGCAGAGTAACAACACTTAAATGTACACCGTTTCAAAGTAAGCTCTCTTTCAATTATGTTTCCGATTTTGTTGCTGCTGGCAACACTGTCGGTAGTGCAATTGAAAAGCTCAGACAAAGTGTTGATGGTTTGGCTAAAGGTATTTATCGCTCTGACAAGCTCAACCTAACACTTCCATTCGGTATGCCTATTGCCGGTAGTGCAATGCAAGAGTTGCAACGCATTTGCAATGCTTATCTGCTTGAGTATCGTCTAGACAATGGTGCATTGTATATCAGTGACATTGACGGTACAAGCGATAGCAGCGTAAAGAAAGCTCCTGTGCTTTCTTATACAACAGGTTTGCTTGCTGGCCCTTACAAATCCACAGGACGCATTAAACGTGGCAAGCTTGACCCCCTACGTAAAGAAGGTCTGACAGTTAAGGCACTTCTAAATCCGACTGTACAAGCTGGTTGGGCTGTTGTGCTAGAAGGTACAGGTGATACAGACGGCACATATAAAGTAGAAGAAGTGACATTCAATGGCTCATATCGCGGCTCTGATTGGACAATGGATATTCTTCTTATGACTACGAATGAGTTTGCCAAGATGCGTGCTGAAGATGCAAGGAAAGCTGATAAGAAGAACAAGAATAAGAAAGAGGAGACGAAATAATGTCAGCATTTGATGATGCTTTCGAGTGGCTAATGTCCACGACATACACAGCAATGCCAGCTACAGTTGTTAAGTATGACTTTGACAATCAAATGGTAGATGTAAAGCCAGATATTGGTGTTGTAAAAGAGAATGGTGGTTTGATAGAACGTCCAACAATTGCCGGCATTCCGATTTGCTTCCCTTGTTCTACAACATCTGCAATTACATTCCCTCTTCCTGTTGGTAGCAAAGTGCTGGTGGTTTGGAGTATGCGCGGAACAGACAATTGGAAACAGAATGGTAGCTCTATTCCTCCAGACTATCGCATGAATGATATTCGCGATGGGTTTGCTATTCCTGCGCCATATCCAATGAATCAAGCCAAAACAAAATATGGACAATCTCCTGATGATTTGGTGTTGATTCATAACATTGGTGGAAGCCAAACAGAGCTTCATTTGAAAGCCTCTGGTGATATTGTAGCAAACACACCAACAAAGTTTCAAATCAATTGCAACCAGTTAGAAATTAATGCTGCTTCCACACAAATCAATTCCCCTGTGACAACGAACAGTAGTGTGACAGCTACAGGCGACGTTGTTGGTGCAGGAATTAGTTTGAGCACACACGTTCATGGTGGCGTTATTGTTGGTGGTAGCAATACAAGTGGGCCTCAATAATGGATATTCTCCTTAACGGTGATACAAAAGATGCTGTGTTTCTGAATGGGCAATGTCCTGTTACAGACGAGGCACGGCAATCTACAGCACAACGTCTAACAATTAAGCTGCGTACATTTGAAGGTGAATGGTTTTTAGACGAGGAATATGGCATTCCTTACATTGGAAAAATTATGGGGCGTGGACGTAAGAAAAGCTCCATCGACACAATCTTCCAGCAAGCTATTTTGGAAGAGCCTTATGTTGCTTCCATTGCTTCATTCGCCTCTGATATTGACGCAGCAACACGGACATACTCTGCTGTGTTCACAACCATTACAAACATGGGTGAAACAACAGAACCAATAACAATTAACTTAGGACTCTAATATGGCAGGACTTACTGATACAGGTTTTGAAGCATTAGGGCTTGCCGATGTATTGGAACAGAACAAAGCGTCTGCTGTGTCTTTGTTCCAAGATTTGGTGCCAGAAGGCGAGGTTGTTGATACAACAGATAGTAGTTTGTTAGGCAGGCTAATAGCTCTTGTCTCTCCTTACCAAGTGGATTTGTGGCAAGCCAACCTCTCTGTATTTCAATCATTCGACCCTGAACAAGCCTATGGTGTTGCTCTTGACAACATTGTTGCTCTTGCAGGACTTACACGCTTTGCAGCTAAGGCAACAACAGCACAATGCTTGTTTGAGATTGCTCCACTTGTTGTTCTATCTCCAGCATATCAAGTTAGCAGCTCGAGCACAGGGTACAAGTTTCAACTAACAGAAACTATCACGTATTCGCTAGATGGTGCTTCCTCTCTCACTGTCACTGTACCAACTGTTGCTAACAGCACCACCTACTCTGTTGCTTACAAAAGTAGTAACACATCTGATACACCAACTGTTCGCAGCTTTACATCTGATGGCTCTGCAACACAGGACGAAGTGTTAAATGGTATTGTAGCTGCTTTTGCTTCAGATGTAGCTTTTACGGCTACACGTAATGGCACGTCTGTTGTCATTAAGAGCAACGACCCTCTGCTACGTCGTGATTTCACGCTAACAAACGTAGCTGCGTCTTTTGCTGTACGTGTTGCCACAGTGGAGTGTACACAGAAAGGCGTTATCGAGCAAGCTGTAAATACAATTGACACAATCGACACACCTGTCATTGGCTGGAATGGTGTCTCCAATCCTGTGCAAGCTGTTGTTGGTAATGATTTGGAGACAGATGAAGAGCTGCGTTTGCGCTTCAAACAAAACAAAGCGCGTACATCTACCGGCACTGTAACAGCGCTCTATTCTGCCTTGACGGCATTGGACAGTGTGAAAGAAGTGAAGGTTGTGGAGAATTTTACCAGCACGACAGATGCTAATGGTTTGCCGCTGAAATCATTCATGTGTGTTGTTGATGGGGGCAACAGCTCTGATATTGCTAATGCTATCTGGCAAAAGAAACCAGCAGGTATTCAACCCTATGGTAACACAACAGTGAATGTAATTGATAGCCAAGGGTTTGGTCATGACATTTCATTTCAACGTGTTGCCGATAAGAATGTTTATGTTGCTGTCAATATTACTACGTACACTGGTGCTCCCCCTACAGCTGTGGAAGATGTGAAGGCAGCTATTGTTGCCTATCTTGAGGGCTTGAAAATTGGCGACGATGTTGTTTATTCTCGCCTCTATACACCAATCAACTCTGTTGCAGGTGTTCAAGTGAACAATTTGTTTATTGGGACAAGTGCAAGTCCGACAGGCACAAGTAATATTGTTGTAGGTTTGACAGAGAAAGCAAACACACAAACATCCTTCATCACTGTAACAACTTCGTAAGGAGAGAATATGGCGCTCAATCCTTTTAATGAAGTTGATTATTATGTAGAGGCACAAACAAGGTATACAGACGCCTTCAAAGATAAGCCGATCTTTGATAAATATCTTCGCTTGATGTTAAATGGATTTCTACCTATTCAGGAAGCAACAAAACAACTTATGCAATTGCGTAGCTTGGATGTTGCCACAGGAAAGAACCTAGACATTATCGGAGATATTGTAGGTCAAGAACGTATTCTTGTCGATACAGGTTTGTATATCTATTTTGGCATGAATGAGGATGCCACAGCAGGTGAGCTTGGTACTGCGTCAGACAGCAGCAAAGGTTATCCTTTGTTCTCCATAACAAACGAGTCAACATCTGATTATCGTTATATTGACGATGCAACTTACCGTCTATTTATCCGAAGTAAGATATTGAAGAACATATCTGGAATTAGTCCAGAGGAGATTATTGAGTTCTTCAACTTCTTGTTCCAAACAGAACAAACTCTTCTTGTAGAGGAGTATCCCGCAAAATGTACAATAAGGATTGGCAAAATCTTGTCTTTCCAAGAAGAGCAATTCTTGGCTTATTCTGTATTGAATGGTGGGTACACAGATAGATTGTTCCCGAAACCAGCCGGAGTGCAGTTTGACTTTGAACAGGCATTGTCTCCATTCTTGTTATTTGATGGCACTGTTGCATACAACGGCTCACAAACATACGATGCAGTGAAAGATTAAAGGAATAATATGGCAGAAATTAACAAACCTTCTCTCGGTGTAGCTTGGGCAGAGAGTGGTAGTAAAGTGGAACCAAGTGATACAAAGAAGAACACAGGTTGGGTGGTCGAGAAGCCTCCTTATGAAGTGTGGAACTTTATTGAACATCGTCAAGATAAGATGCTTCAACATATTAACCAACACGGTATTGTTGTGTGGGACACCACAACAGAGTATATTGCTAATAAAAGTTTTGTGCAAGGTTCGGACGGTGTTCTTTACAAGTGTAAGGTTACAAACGTCAATCAAAATCCTGTTTTAGACACTTCCTTTAGTTATTGGGAGAAGCTCCTTGGTAGGTATGTAGCAGGTACAAATGGTTTCAATATCAACGCGAACGGGATTATTGAGCAGTGGGGAAGAGGTTCTTACTCTGGAAATTCAGACGGAACAATAGATGTTTTTTTTAACATCCCATTCCCAAATGACTGTTTTAACGTTGTATTGTCTCCCGGAGCGTTTATCGCAGATTCAACATTTGGGGCTGATACCATAGATAACATAAAGTTTAAACTCGGTTATCACAAAGCTTCTGGAGGGTCTGTAGTGAATATTGGATACTATTGGCGCGCGATTGGGCATTAGATGGAGACACTGTTATCGTTCATATTTTCAGCCGAGGGCTTTGACGGCGTAACTAAAATAGGTGGTGTCTCTGTCCTTCTTCTGTTCATCATCATTTACCTTGTTGTAATGATGAAAGAGAAACTATTTGAAACAGGCGTAAGACAGAATGTTGTTGAGATGCTACTTAAACAAATAGAAGATGTGAAGAAGGATTTTGAGAACGAACGGGATAAACTAGAAGAAGCATATAAGGAACGTAATGAAGCTATTTCAGAAGTGAAGAAATGGCAAAGCCTTGCACAACGTCTTGAACGAGATGTTGATGAAATGCGAGAAGAGATAAAGCAAAGCTCTATGTTCATTCGTTCACTTCTAAATAATATTCATAAATTTACACAAGAGCATCCAGATAAAGCACAATATTTAGATGTTCCTGATTTCCCAGATAAGGACTAATAAATGGCAAATCTTACACCAACAGCAATTTGGGGTGATGTGTTTCAGATCGAAAAAAACACACCTGTTCTTGGTGGCGCAGGAGGTGTTGCGAACCGGCAGGCACAAGAACTAGCGAATAGGACACAGTTTCTTTACGAGAATATGGGGGAGGAATTTGCCCCTACCTACGCAGCCCTCCGTGCGTATAACGGCAGTGCCACTCGGATGCAGGTTGGGGGCCGCACTAACTATTTTGACGGCGCAGGCGGTATTGTTGTTCGTACTGGTAGCCAGCCTGACAACGACGGCACTGTGTGGGTAGATGCGCTTGGCCGCAGCTGGGAGCGTCAATTTAGTGGTCCGGTAGATATTCGTTGGTGGGGCGCAAAAGGCGGGAACTATAATTCTTCCCCGGCATTGCAGGCTGCATACAATTACCTTGTATCTACAGGAAACGGTGGAACCATTCTAGTCCCACCTGCACCTGATGGCTATCGATTGGATACCCCACTTAACTTCACTGACGCGTGGGTTCCAATTACTATTAAGGGGATGTCTGGGACAAATATCCCAAGCAATCGACCGAATAACTTCCCCTATGGTTCGCTGTTCTGGGCAAACACTGGCGGGGTGTGTATTGATATTGCAGGCCGATGCAATTTTGGTTTGGAAGATATTGTTATCGACACGTTCGATACTACAAAATGCCCTACCCCATCCAGAATTGGTGTGCTTGGCGCTCGTACTACTACGAGCCAAGATAACCAAAACCACCACTTTAAAAACGTGGCGATTTTCATGAAGTCACAACGCCCCAGCGCCCCGTCCATCGCGCACTATGCTTATGGTACAGAGCTTGGGTATTACGAGAACTGCTGGTACTTTGCCGACCTTCCGGCAGCGTACTGCTTGGCTAACGTACTCGGCGTAACGTCTCCACACCGCACACTTGTGGCAAGCGGCGTTTCCGCTACTGCGAACACCGGTAATGGCTGCCGTTTTGTGACAGTTTCCCCCTCTGACCCTGCCATCTGGTTTGACGGAACTTACGACAACAGCTTTAAGCAGTCATACTTCTACAATGAAAGTGGCGTATTCACCAATCGCCCCGCGCTGCTTCTAACTGGCAATAACCACAGTTTGTCGGTTGATACTTTCCAGTGCGAAGAGTTTGCAAACGTCTTTGAGCAGTATGGCTCTTTGTTCAACTCCAAGATTAAGGGGTTTGTTACAAGCACTAGCTACGCAACAGCAGCTAGCGAAATTGGTCGTTTCACTGGCGCGGCGATTACTGTTGATAACAATTTCGAGATTGAAACAGGCGGAATTGGCGTAGCTTATGAAGCGTACAAAGGCACCACTGCGGCAAGTTCTGTTTTTGCTAACAACAAGTTCAAGTTAAACCAAACTGGCGGATTTAATGTATCTTTTGGTGCTAGCAGTAATGTCGGAAATTTGCACTTTGACAAATGGACGGATGACGTGTCCGTGTTGTTGGGTGGGCTAACCAACTCGACAAACATCACTGTAAACGGCAAACAAAAAACAATTGGTGCTGTGAATGTTTCTGAGGGGTTTGTTTTCAAGTATGAAGCCAAGCCAAATAGCACGGCCAACTCAATTTTGTCTTTTACCGTTCCAAATGGCGATATTGCATATTGTTATTTTGTTGATTACGTTATTAACTCCAGCGCAAAAGAAGCAGTTAAAACTGGCAGAGTTCAAGTTTCTGTCGCCAGAAAAACTGACCAAGCCATGGTGCTTACCGCTGAGAAATTGCATGAAAACACACTTCAAGCAGCCGGATCAGAAAGCATAAGCACTACCTTTTCGGTGTCAGGTATTTTTGATCCTGCAACTGGTACGCAGTATGCTTTTCTAACGTGCAACGCCAACTCTTCTGCTGGTGGAACATCCTATATTCGTGGTAGTGTTAAATCGCTAGGCGCAAGCCTACTAAACTCTCCAATTTACGGAAATCAAAATATAATCATTGGAACGGTATAGACCTAGTATAAGAGAATAAAATTATGACTCAAGTTAAAAAACAATTTATAATTTCCGAACGTTCTAACAGTGCTTTGAAAGGCGTTGATAAACGTCTGCAAGATGTTGTTGCATTGGCAATTAAATACACAACAGAAGATTTCTTTGTCAATGAAGGATTGCGCAGCCTAGAACGGCAGCGCCTGCTTGTCAAGCAAGGAGCTTCTAAAACAATGAACAGCAAGCACATTACAGGTCATGCTGTTGACCTTATTCCTGTTGCTGTCAAAGGTGTTATTCCTTGGAACGACACAAAGAAATTTGATGCAATCGGTAAGGCAATGATGAAGGCAGCAGCAGAGCTTGGTGTTAAAATTCGTTGGGGCAAGGATTGGAATGGGAACGGAATTGCGGATGAGAAGTTTGTAGATAGTCCTCATTTTGAATTGCTTGATACAGCATCTTTTGTGAAAGGTTTCTAATGGAAAAGCTTAAACAATTGAAAGCATATGTGCTTGACTTGCTTGCAGAAGCTTCTACATGGCGTTCCCTGATGTTCTTTGCTACTTTGGCTACAGGGCATCAAATGGATTGGCCTGAAGAGCAGCAGTTGTTTGTTGCTACGTCAGCAGCATACGCTATCGGGTTGATGTTCAAGGACAAGACAAAATGAACAAAGTGGCGGAACTTGTCTACAAGCTTGTTCCCGCTCTTCTCATTGTTATTTCTGTATTCGCTTCTGGCTGGTTTGTACGTGGCTGGAGCGATGCAGAGGACAGGTTGAAAGAAGAGAAGGCAATTGCAGAGCAACGTATTGCAATTGAGAAGCTTGCTAACAGTACATTGCTTGAACTTAAAGATACATTGTCTGACATTAAGGCTCAAGGGATTAAAGAGCGCACCATCGTTCAGAAAGAGACACAGAAGCCTGTGTACAGCCAACAATGCTTTGAACAGAGCGGTGTAGATATTGTCAACCAAATGGCTAAAGGGAACAAGCAATGAAACACATTCTAATTGCATTGTCCGTTGTTCTTTTGTCTGCTTGCTCTACAACGAAGGTGGTTTTGCCTGCTGAAACATTCAAGCCGGAGCTTACACAAATGTGTTCCCCTGTCTTGGCTGAAATGAAAGGGGTGGATGGCAAAGCTGTTTTCGTAACATTGCAGGCTTGGCATGAAGAATACAGACGTTGTGAAGCATTGAACAACAGCAAAGCCTCTTACATGCTCAAGCTACAAGAGCTTGTAAAGAAGCAGAATAGTTTGATTACATTCTAAAACAGAAAGCCCTCCAATTAAGGAGGGCTTTATTCTATTGCTTAAATTTTAGGCAAACAAGCCAAGAATGCTACCGAGAGGGGCAAGAACAATACCTGCTGCTCGTGCAATCTGGAGTGTATCAAACAGAGGCAAGGCTTGAACAAATGCAACGATGTTCATAATCCAACCAACAAAAGCCGCAATCCAGAGACCCACCACAACCAAACCAAAACCAGCACCAAACAGTTCTTTCATTTTATTCTCCTTTCTTACAGATTAGCCAGCTCGGCAGCTTCGTCCATCAGAGCCTTCTGTTCTGTAGCTTGTTGTTTAGCGTACAGAGCAAGAGATTTCTTCAGAGCTTTAATTTGACCTTTGTGTTCCTTTCGGCACCAACCGAGGCCATCAATCAAGCTATCAACATCGTCTTTCTGCATTTGCTTGATGTTGTCAATGTCTCGTGCGTTCTTGGCATATTCGGCACGAGTTGCCTTGTACAGCTCCACTTGATGTGCATTCATGGAAATAGTGAAGTTCAGTTCGTTCATTTGATTCTCCTTAATTAGAATTTAGAAATACGTTGTTGCAGAATGATAAAGTATTCAGACATTTTAATCAACTGTTTTTGAAGTAGTACGTAATCTTCAATACCAATACTGTCTGCAACAAAATCAGGGTTGGTGTAAAGATACTTGTGAAGTTTACTGATTTTCTCGCCAAGCTCGTCTTTCTCTTCTATGACTTCCCAGTTTTGCATTTTCTTCTCCTTTAAATGGAGGCTACGCAGCGTAGCCCCTTCATGTGTTACATATTAAGTTGTTTCAGCCAGTGTGTCAACAACTGTTTATTGGCAAGCCAAACATTCACCACTACTGCTACTTACAACACCACGACTACTGTAGATGTAGTAGAGAGAAAGAATGTCTTCGTTCTCAAAAGCCTCTTGATGCACTTCAGCAATCAACTCTTCACTTGCATTACCAGCAAAGTAGAGGTTGAGCGACTGACCTTGACAAATACGTCGTTGACGTGCTGCTGCCATACGGATAATTGCTTTCTGGTCAATTTCAAATGCTGTCTTGAACACAAGCTTCTCTTCGGGTGTCAGCCAATCAACGTGTTGTACACTGCCCTGACCAGTCACAGTATCGCTGATACACTTCTCTACGTCAAGCCCTTTCTTCTTAATTAGTTCAAGAAGAACAGGATTGATACGATCTACTTCCCCTGCTGCCGTGAGTTGTGTAAAGCTCATCGCCATATCAGGGCCAATACCTTCACTAATACCACCGTAAATCAATGCTGTGCTCTTTGTTGGAGCAATAGCAGTACGATGAGTGAAACGTACACCATACCCTTCACACCACTCAGGTTCGCCAAGAACAGAAGCAAGCCACTTAGAAGCTTCCAGCGATTGCTTATCAATGTGCGCAGCAATTTGGTTAGAAAGCATGTGTGCCTCAAAACCCTCAAACGGCAACATCTTCTTCTGGAACAGAGTGTGCAAACCACCTTGACCCAGACCAATTGCCCGACCTTTCACGGTGGAAGCAACAGCTTTCTCAAGACCTGCAATCTTGCTGCCTTTCTCGATAAAGTCACTTACAACACAATCGAGGAACACAGTGGCAACAAAAACAGCATCAGTATCTTTCCATTCGTCCCATTTACTGTCATTCATCCAAGAAAGCACACAAGTATATGTCAAATCTTTCGAAGAATGCAGCATAATTTCCGAGCAAAGCTGGCTTGCCTTGACATAAAGTTGCTTGTCTACGTACATTTGTGGGCGTTGTCGATTAACTTTATCCACAAACATGAAGTAGCCACGACCAAACACCATCTTCAGTTTCAGGGCTTTCTTGAACCGGCGATGTGCTTCCTTGTCTCCGTTGTTTAGTTTATCAACAAACTTGTCCTTGACAATCCAACCAACATTTCGACCATCAGGCTCTTTCTCGATAACACCCACGAGTTCGTCAAAGTCACCGTGCTCAATGTCAACGTAACCAGCCCAGCCACCTCGACGGTTACTGCCTTGGCTCACGTCCACCATATCCTGCACAAAGTGTTCGTAGACAGGCACCAAACCTGCTGCTGTGCCGCCACGAGAGATAGGGCTACCACGAGGACGAATATCACTCAAATCAGTGGCTGTACCGAAACCTTCCTTGGTGAGCATAGCAACTTCACGATAAGCATCATAGAAGCCCAGCACACTGTCGTCAATAACACTACCTGCACAAGAGACAGAACAACCACGCTCTGTACCCATGTTGGCGAGAACAGGTGTACTACCAGCCATCCAGCCTTTCCACATAATCTCAAAGAATGCAGATTCCCATGTACGACCTACAGGCCAGTTTTCAGGATAGGCTTTAGGGGCATGTTTTGCTGCTGTCTTTGCAATACGCTCAAATTGCTCACGAACATTGGTTGCTTGATAGAGGTATTTATTCTTGAACATCTGCCAGCCTGCTGTTGCCATCCAATCAGGAATTAGCCCTTCTTGCTGCAACATCTTACGTTCCATGCTCAGTGCTTCATACGCATTCACTACTGTCATTAATTCGCCCCTTTCTTAGTTTTCCACACAAACCCATCTTCATTCCAGCCACGTTGATATTCACGACCAACGCCAGAAGTAAAGAAGTCAATCATCTGAATCTTTTGCACACCACTGTAAAACCATTTGGCAATCGGATTATCACCCACAGGGAACATCGCGTCAATGCCCAAATCAGCGAGACAGATGTTCAACCGGCTACGAGCAAACTCTTTCAACTGATGTGCGTTAATACCTCGTGGGTCGCCTTTGGCACAAAGCATTTCACAAATACGCTCTTCATGCTCCAACACACTGATTGCTGCTTGCTTAATCTTTTGTTGAATCTCCGCCACTTCTTCTTGGGAAAGTTGAAGCTCTTGCAGTGCAATGTTGTAAAGCAATGCACCAGCTGTTTGGTGCAAACCTTCATCAATGGCAGATTGATTAATCCCACGTACAGTGTTGCTAATTAGGTTGTTACCGTTGCTTTGGAAGTTCTTAAACAAGGCAAAGCTACTGAACAGTACAGCACCTTCCACAAGAGAGAATACAGCCAAGTCAACCAAATCATCAGAGCTATTTACAATCTCATCCAAGAACTCCATACGAGCTTTTAACACAGGGTCTTCGATGTAACTCTCGTAAAAGCTGTCTACGTTCAGACCAAGTACTTGATTGAGCTTATCATAAAAAACTGCATGTATGCCCTCTTCAACCATGCCAAACACTGCGCACAATCGCTGCACTTCAGGGCGCGGGAACATCTTACGAACACGGCCATTCCAGTGTTCACCACCAACAAACAGCTCGTATTTTACAAATAACTTCAGAGCCGTCGATACAGCATGTTTCTCTGCCTCTGTCATATTCACCAGAAGGTCTTGCTTGTCTTTCTCTACATCCATCTCTGTTGCTGTCCAAAAGCAATCCACAAGCTGCTTATCAGCAAGCTCTACAATCTGTGGATAGTAGGTTACGTAGCTTTCTGTTGGTGTAAAAATGCGAGAATTGTATTTTCGAGTCATATTCATCCTTTATTAAATGTGTTCACAAACAACATCACCTTCACCAATACCACGAATATCTTTCACAACACGCGTCATGGCATTGATGAGCTGTTCAACCTGTACACTATCTTTTTCCCATTCAGGGTTGGAAGATTTACGACGTGCAGCATTGCTAAATGTCTTACGTGCAAACTCTTGCAAATCCCTATCCCCAATACCTTCTTGGCTTGCTCTAATCATATCGCTACGTAGTTCATCATCTTTCTGGCTGTTAATACGAGCTTCCATTGAAGCATACCTACTGTTCAACCAACCAATATCTGTTCGCTCATAACCTGTAACAGAAAAATCCATCACAGCCTCTCCATCTAAATTACGATGTTTATTGAATTGATACTCCACCTCACGATTTAGATTAATGCCGAGCTCATGCAAGAAAGGGCGTAGCTCTTCATCTGTTTCTTTAGAGATGAATTGCTCTTGTGTCATCTCTTTAAAGCGTGGAATTTTAACAATATCTGTGTAGCTTACACGCTTAATACCAATTGTACGAAATGTCATTCCATTTCCTCCATATTTTTCTTAGCTTTTCCAAGTATTTCTTTCCATTCTTCTTGACCACTGCCTTCACTGTTCTCAAGAATATATTTTGTTACACTGTCATAAGCTAGCTGTTGTAACAGAAAAGAATATTCTTGTGGAGCATCAAAGCAACGCTCTTCAATTGTGTACACAACATTCTCGACATTGTCTCCAATAACAAATTTGAAATAAGTGTTAATGGAATGCCCTTGCTCTTTTCGATATAGTGTTTGCATTTATTTCTCCTCGTTAGGTAGAAACTCATTCAGTGTAACAGAAACAAAATTGTAAGGCTTGAGGAGCTTGTTGTCGCTCTTGCGTTTCACCACCCACACATCATACACCTCATTGTATTGCTTGTAAACATCTTCTCCCTTGTTTTTATACATCTCTACTGTCTTATCAGCTTCATCTTCTGTGTCGTGGTATTTTGTGTCATTGTTAGCTGCAACGGCAGACAGGCCACCAAGAACATCATACCCCAACACTTCAGCTTTTGCAATAAGGCCAAGAGATGTGACGAGAACATCATCAATACCATCCAGCAGCCCAAGCTTGTCTAGCTCTGTACGCCACTCATAGAAAGTACCATCAGCGTCTTCCCACGTTGTTACCATTGCATCATACGTTTCTTTAAGCTCTTCATTCACCCGTTCCAGCTGATTCAACAAACTTCCATACGACTGTGGATTGCCAATAATTGCATTAAAGCGTTCAATAGCTCGGAAAGCAAGAATCAGCTGCTCTTCACGACGTGTAATTGGAATGTTGCTCAAAGCCATAGATGTGTCCTTTTTGCTGTTGTTAAAGAATCTGTTGATAAGTTCAACATCAGGATGGTCAAGAGTGGTGAGTTGGTAATCTGTACTGAGGTCTACAATATACCCAACACCACCTTGTTTCACAAACTCATCCCAAACTTTTTGTTCTAGAACATACTTTCCAACATACGCTTCACGAGCATAACCCTTCCAAACACAAACAAGATTGTCTGGTAGATAATCATACTCAAAATCACTCAGTTCCTTTTGTACTTTGTGGAACAATTCTTTATATTCCTCAGATGCTACGTAAATGATAGCAGCACCTTTATATGGCAGCAATGACATTATTTCTTCTCCTTCATTTAATAAAGCGTTTTTCACCGTATGTCTGGCCTTTTTCAATCAACGTGTTTGCGTCTTCTTTACTCACGAAGAAAACATCGCCATTGAAAATCTCTTTACCAACAATAGCCTCCACGACAACTTGAGGAACGAAATAGCCGTAGCTGTAGTCGTTAGCGATAAACACACGTACAGTGTTGTTCCAACCAGAAGGCATAACCCCTTCTGTAACACTGATTCTAACTTTGTTTTCCATTGGTTTCTCCTTAATTTCCCAACTGACGAATATACATTATATCATGCACATTACGTCTTGTCTACAATTATTTCAGAACAATGTGTTTGCAATAAAGAACAACACAATAAGTATAGTAATGTACACGGCAATGCTTTGGAATACGTTCATTTCATTTCACCTTTAATGTCGTGAGCAAAGATTTCCAAGTCTTTAATCACGTAATGATTGCCACCACGACTGCCATCTACCCATACACCTTCTCGTGCAACCTGAAAGCCAACACGTTTAAGGATTACGTCCATAACAGCACGTTCAAATTCTTCTTGTGTCTCAAATACAATAGCCACTTCATCTCTCCTTTTGTTAACAGAAAGCACCTCCCGTGATTGGGAGGCACATTTCTCATCAGATTACATTCAACATTGTAACAGACATTTCCTGCTTTGTTCTAACATTTTTACGTGTGCGAGAATATTTCCCACAACATTTACATTGCATTGTCTCAAATGAGGACAAGGCTGTGTGTGAGAGCTTATCGACATGCTTCAGATCAGATGAGCCACACACGACACAACGAACAACAGAATCATTATAGTATAGGGAAGCGTTAGGTGCAAACTTATCGTAAGGACGAAGCTTCTTATACACTTCCTCAAGGACAAGAATGTCTTGGACATTATACTCTTCCATCTCAGCCCATGCTTCTTCATCCATCTGCATAACACGCTTCCACAGAGAGAAGCCAGAATGTTTCATCTTCTGTTCTGTCAAGCCCAGATAAGCAGCAATGGAATCAAGAGAGTTAGAAGGAAAGCGGAAATTCTGCTTTGCAATCTTCAACGTATCCACCACTTTATGAGGAGCGAAAGGTGTCATGCCATGATACAACATGCGTGTAGCAATCGTCGGCATATCGAACTTCACGGCATTGTGCGCAATCACAACCTGAGCACTATCAATAAGCTCTTTCATCTCCTTCACAATGTCATAGTCATTCTCTGGCTCTTTGACACGAGAGAAAATAATACTATCCTCACCTAACCATTTAGCTGCATAGCACAGAATGTACCCTTCCTTCTCTACATTCTCTTGTCCAATATTAGCCTTCCATCTGCGGAATGTATAAGCTAAGAATGGTGCTGTCTCAATGTCAATAATGAGAATGCGTGGAGCTTGTGACACAGATTGCGTATTGCTTTGCTTTCGATGACTTCTAAGCATATCAGACACTGTACTCTTGCTAACACCAAGACGACGCCCAATCTCACGCCAAGAAATCCCTTGCTTGTCTAGCTCAATTGCTTGTTGTTTCCAATTCATTCAAGTGTCTCCATAACGGTGCGAGAATATACTTTCACAAGACCTAAATTCTGCGCCTCTTTAAAAGTGTACGAGGTGTTTTCGTGAATTGCCTCCTCCAAGTCTGCAACAGCCAACTCATAAGTTGCATAGATGTTGTTGTTAATACCTAAATCCCACTCTGCCCAGATAGTGTACACTTTCATTCATAATCCTCCTCTGCTGCGTTAGCGTGATAACCACATTCCCAGCCATCCCAGTAGGCAATGAGTGCTATGACAGTAGCTTCTGTCTCGTTAGCTTCAAGCCATCTATTAGCCTCGTCAACAGAAATTCCAACACGTCTTGCAAAGTCAATAACGTCCAGTTTCATTGTTTATTCTCCAGCATGTCAGGGTATTTCTTCATAAGCTCTTTCAGCTTCTTACGCTCTTTCTCCTCCTCTTTACGTTTCTTCTCTTGCTCTTTCCCTACACGAGCTTTCCATTCGTCTTCTGGCTCATCAACAAAACCAACAAGAACAAGCTCATAACCAGAAGGAAGAATGCGCCACTCAACGTCTCTACCAAACACTTCAATACTGCTACCTCCCTCCCACCATTCCTCCTTACAAGCCTCCAATGTTTTTGTAAGAGCTTTTTGTAGTTCATCCACACTGTAGGTATCACTGTAGCAGCTTTCGTCGTAAGTGCCGTGTGCAATGGTGCTACTTCCTACATAAATCTTCTTACGTTCCATTATTCGTCTCCTTGATAGTTTTTACTCTGTTGTTCCATCGGTGGATTGCACGGTTAATCGTTCCACATTCCTTCGTCAGTGTGTGATTATTGCCACACCAGACGCGATACATTCCACGAAAATCCCAATCAATGACAATGGCCTTTGCTCCGCACCAGCAATCCTCTATCTCTGGGACAATCACTTTACTCATCACATTGTCTCCTTGAGGTAGGTGATTTGTTGTTGAGCTTTCTTAATTGTTTCTTCCAGCTGCTCAATTTGTTTACGACGTTCACGTTGTTCTTCACTCTCTTCTTGCCAGATAGGCGTTGCGTCGTAGTTGAAATTTGATGTAATGTCTGCACCACCACGTTCTTTTTCCCAAATCTTCACTGCGCGATAGTGTGTGTCTCCTTCCAAAATATTATACAGAACATTGGAGTGGTAGGTAGACCACACATTTGCCTCAAAATAAACAGCGCACACCTCACCCTCAAAATCTAGAAACACACCGCGCTTCCCATTAGCCATTTCAAAACGATTGAAGGGTTTAATGTATTGTTCTACGTCTTTCATTCTCTTCTCCTCTTTCAATCTAAAAGAATTAATGTACCACTCTTCCTTCTGGTCTACAAAAGGCCACCTAGAAGGGTCTTCTACACGTACTACAACTCCGACGAACAAGTCTTTACGTGATTCAACATCTCCCAATACGAGAACATCGAAACTATTCCCGATGACCTCCTGCGCCATGCGGCCGCCAACCCAAGTAACAATATCACCTTTCTTAAACATCATTCTCTCCTTTACAACAGTTAATCTCTAGACAATATATCTCTCAACAGCTTCCTACGCTTTGCTTCACTATTGATAGCAACACCAGTATACCCTTTTTCTTGAAGGTAGGCAAGCACCTTTGCCTTGTTTTTTAACATGTCAATAATGGTTGCCTCAGTCTTAGCTTCCTCAAAGGACACACCAAGACGCTGCCCAAGACTTACAATTCTGTGACACCCCTTGCATAAAATCCTCAAATCACTATCAGCAACCACTAAAAGCTTTTCTACACAAGATCGTACATCATCCAGAGATGTAAGGGAAGCTGTTTCTTCAAGGATGTGGTCAACTTCCACTTCGTTCTGCTTAAAAACTTGCTGGCAAATCTCACATTTGTACGCGTTAACAAAAGGGAAACGTTTCATTGAACGTGGGTTTGTGTTTGGAACACGCATTGCCCTCTTCTTCAAATGCTTTAGACGTACAGGGGATTTAGACCACCCTTTCCTAATAATCCCCTTAATCCACGAGAAGAAGGCAGAACGTGTCTTCCAAACATCTTGGTTTTCTGCAACGATGAGGTCGATTTTATCCATACAACACCTTCTCATACGCTTCACTGAACGTCACTGCATCATCTTCCCAGCGACGCATACGTGCCATATCCCACATTTCAGAGGCAACATATTTCCAATCAATCACAATATCATCTCCTCGCCAACCTTGAATTGTTTTTGGCTCTGGGTAGAGTGTTTTGAATATTTGCTCGATTGCAACAAACGCTTCTTTATCATTCTGCAAGCCACGCAGAATGTCATAAGCCTTCACATCACCCCATTTTACATCAGAGAAGCAACTGGCATTATAATTGTCACTCGTATCTCCGCTACACATTTGAAAATAGAAGAACAAACGTCCAATACCCCTCACCTTACCCTTACTATCTCGCCACAATTTACCAAACCAATTGCAATTACGAATACCAAGTTCAGGATAGTTTGGATTGAACAAGAAGATTGGGCAACCGTTATAATCCTTGTCAACCCCGATCACAACATGGTCTTTCTTCTTGTACGCTTCAATTACACACCAATCGTCAGCCTCAAGAGAGGTGCATTCAATCGGTTTATATTTAGCCTGCAAATATTGTGTTACATCATCCAAGTATAGAGGTTTTAGCAGGTCAGCACGTTGCCCTTTGTATTTCAATAGTGTGCTACGTTCTACACGAAAACTATCACCTTTACCAATGAAAGAGACATAGTTGTCAGCGTTAATAGCTTTCAAGCCACCTTCAAACATCATTTTGGCTGTGTGTAAAACATTCTCGATTGGTTCTGGTGTTTGCACATCAATGATTTCAAAATCGTCTGCAACAAACGGTGATGTACGTCCTTTGTTAAGCTCTCCAAGCCAACCACCATCTTTGTTCTTGCCACGACCCCAAAACTCTGTCCTGTTTGCAAAAGGGTGTTCTCTACCACTTTGTTTGTGAATAGCAACGATGGAGCGTTTCTCTCCCACACCTGCTGCTGCATACTTGATAAAATCTAAATCGACAATAGCTGTTGTCATAGGTTCTCCTTTAGGAAATCTCGCAAAGCTTGCAATTCCTCTTCGTAATAAAGATTGAATGTAGGGATGTTGTTTTTCTTTGCTAACATGTAAGCTGTGTTTGTGCCACCAGAAACACCTTCGCCATCTTTCTTTGGCTTTGCATAGCACACAAGAAAATCACTCTTGCTTGTCAAACTACTGCCCAGCACTTGAAACACATTACGTGTATGTAGACGTTTAGCACCTTGGCTGCAACGCTCCCAAGCTGGGTGAATCTGTGCCACAATACCTTCTGCTGTCTCTACAATGTTCTTGTTTGTCACCAACACATCGTAGCTGTTAGATAAATGTGGGTTTGAAAACTTAGCCCACGGGATGTAGATTTCTGCAAGCTCTTTCTGGAATACGCCAGATTGTTTTGCAAAAGCCTCTACACCAAGCTGGAAGGCTTCGTCTGCACCACCAGCTTTGCCAGAACGAAGCACAACGCCTTTACTAGCCAGATAGAAAGCAATGTCTTTCATCTTGTCTAAAATGTACTCTGGTGTCTCTCTACTACCAATTCCTGTGTAAATCATTCTTCCTTCGCCTCCCAATAAGCATCAACATCAAACTTATTGTTCTTGTCAAACACCACTGTCACACGACCACCACAACCATCATAGCAATTCTTGAAAATAATGTAGCTTTCTGTTTCTACAGGTGTACCATGATGCTCGACACCATATGTGTTTCCATTTCCGTTGACCAAGTCTTCTTTGTTGTTGTCTGTGTTCCAGTGGACAGCACTGGAAACTGAATACCACAAACAGTCTGTCAAATCGTCAATGTCAGGTGTGATGAATTTGCTCAGTAAGGTGGCTGCTGCCAGCATTTCTTTAACGTCGTTGTCAGTCATTTTGTTGCTCCTCTTTCACTTCATACTCCATCAGTGCCTTATAAACCCGTGGGTCAACTCTGCCCTTGTAGTGCTCAGCAACAAGCTTCACATACTTTTCCTTTTCTATTTTAAAGAAAGCAAAAGCAGCTTCAGGTGTTGTGAACTCCTTGTAAACTGTACTCAGGTTCATCGCACCTCTGCGGATTGTTGCAGAATAACGTTCGCCTCTTGACGTGAGTGCAACACCAGTCGGCAACCCTTTAGTGCATTTCCTGTTCACTTGCAGCAAATTGTTTATAGCAACAGGTACAAAGACACATGTCTCTGGGGAGTATGCTTTACCATTACCGTTAGCCAAAACATCTTTGTCTAGGTGAAACATCTTTCCGTTATCGTCTAAGGAACAGTATCCAATCTGAGTTTGGCACCACTCCACAAAAGACTGAAAATCGGTAAAGAGATTAAGAGTCCCTTCATAATAACTCACTTTCGAGTCACTACCAACTGTTCTCCTACGTACACTATAGAATAGTGCAGCAGCGTGCGTTGTTACTTTTACATAGGGTTCAGGGTTAAATGCTTTTACCCACAAACCATTCACTTTAAAATCTGGAACATTCTTTCTTGTTATGTATCTGCTCATATCTTACCCTTATAAATAAAAACCCCACCCCGAAGGGCAGGGCTGATTTAAGCCAGATCACATCCAGTGAATGCTCATTTTGTTTTGCAAACCCAGCGGGGCAAACGGAATATCCGACTCCAGATCAGCCAAAGGGGTGGCAACTTTCTGTTGCACTTCCTTCTTAACAACTGGAGGAGCAACGTCTTCTACACCATCCTCACCAAGCAGAGTAAAGATTTCTTGAAGCTCTTTGTTACCTGCAATAGCCTTGGCAGACAGCTCTTTAGCTTTCTCAATCAGTGCTGCTTCATCCATACGTTGCTGAATTGCTTTTTGCATTTCAGAGCCAGCATAATCTTCAGCCAGAACAATCTTACGCAGGTCAGCCTGACGAATCAGATCAAACTTGCAGCTACCACCGAGTTCTTCTTTTGGCTCCAGCAGGTCAGTGTCGGTGAAGCTGATTGCCTTCGGAGGAACCAGAGGAGCCGGAGGATTCATGCCTTTCATCAGAGGAACAGGAGATTTCAGAGAGACATTGTGATAGGTTTTACCATCACTCTTACCAACACTCTCCTTCACTTCCACGTTCATCATAAATGGCTTCCCAAGCAGCAAACCAACATTGTTCAGGTTTGGGTTGTTGAAGTCAGCAGCAAAAATCACATCCTTAACCAGTTGACCATCTTTGGTTTTGGTTACAGCAGCCAGCTTTGCCCACATAGAAGCAGGGGCCAGAGTCCAAGGCTTACCTTTGATATAATTGCCTTGGGTATCTCGCGGTGCGACCTCTACGTAGTTGAGACCTTCAGAGATAGCGTAGCCAACTTTGTGCAGCGGCAGACGAATGTTCTTAACACCAATGTCGTTGCCGTAGTCATGTGTCTGGTCTAGAAGGTCAACATAGGCAGCAATCTTCCGTTCTAAGCCTTTGTCGCCTTCTTTCGGAATCAAGATTTTCTTGCTACCATCTTCATTCAGTTCTACAACACCTTTACTGTCTTTGGCAAACTTAGGCTGTTTGCGATGCTTACCCAGATAAACAAGCAGGCTGACAGCAACAGCATTCAAACCATCTTCAGGAATTACAGGAACGAATTCCTTCTGCTCAGTGTTGTTGGAGGTAGTGCTTACTTTACGTTCGTTAAACATATTGGTATTTCCTTTCATTTAAAATTAAACAATGTGCTTCCACACATTTCTTCGTAGCTGTGTATATCACTACAAAAACATTGTCTCACAGATTTGAGAATTTGTCAAGCAATTATTGCATAATCATGTTGCCCTTGAAATCAGAAGGGACAATAAAAACTTTATTCTGACTCTTTGCCAACTCCTTCATCACATCCAGCTGTTTATCTGCCAGCAGTTTACTATCCAAAGATTGAGAACGCACACGCAGAGTTTCCGCTTCGACTTTAGCCACTTCCAGTTCATTCTGAGCTTGCTTCTTACGGTTTTCAGAGGCAGCTACAGCACGAATACTATCTTCTACAGTTGCATCAGTGAGAATGTTGGTGATGTTCACACGCTCAACGATGATGGTGCCTTTGTCACTCTTGTCAAACTCTTTCTGCAAACTCTCTTTAATGAAAGCTTCCATTTCAGTGCGTTTGTCATTCAACTGCATACTCGGCACTTTAGCTACAGCTTCGTTAGCAGCAGAGCGAGCCACCTGTTCCACCAAGTTGTACGCTGGATAGCTGATGCTAGTCTCAGCGTCGTAGGCTGTCGAATTGCTGTATTTCACCACCAAATCAGCAACAGAGGCAGGGTTTACAGCGTAGTAAATGGTTACATCGAAGTCTTGCAGACGTAGGTTGTCGGCTGCTTTCGGCTTCAGATCAGCCAGTGTAACAGGGATTTGTTTCACAGTGTATTTGCGAACATCCGATGTAACAGAGGTGTAGAACCCTTGTTGTAGTTCTTGTTGCTCCACTTCACCGCTGAAGGTGGTGCGAACACCAACTTGACCAGTTTCCACAGAGCCACATGCAGCCAGAGACATTGCCACAACAACAGACATTACGATAGATTTGATTTTCATACTTCTCTCCTTAATTAAAATTACCAACAAAAGACAACACAGCACAAACTACAGCACCTATAGCAAGAAGTAGAGAGATGGACAACCCTTTCTTCCCAATTTCAATTTTCTCCCTCAAGCTTGTCTTGCGTAGAACATCATAACAGATGTACACAAGAACACAAGACATAAAGTAAAGAATAAGTGTTTTTGCAATCATTCCAGCCTTTCAGAAATAGATGTGTGTAAACGCGGCTATTTCAGCCAGCCCAGCTCAATTGCTTTGTTCAGGGCTTTGATGAGGTTTTGGGCCTGTTCAATAGAACGTACTCGGACACATTCATCTTGATCGTCCCAGATTGCAACATCACCAAACTCATTGCCCAGCTTAAAAGCAACACTGAAACCTGCGTCATCCACCGTCTCAGCAAACACAATCTCAGTGATGGATTCTTCCACATCGTTACGAACATCAAATACAGCCATCACTCTTCTCCTTTCTCAAACAGTTTAACAGCCTTCTTCAAATCCTTGAGTGTAAATTGACCAATCCCACGAACAGGTTCGTCAGCTTTTACAACAACACTCTCCTTTTCAGGCTGGTCTGGGTCAAAAACAATCACTTCGCCACCACACACTTGAATTGTAATCATATTTCTTCTCCTTTGTTAACAACATTCCCGAACACATTTATGAGTTCACTCTCAGCCCCATACAACATAACAGCAACATTCTTATCCTGCTCAAACATTGTTGCTATGTCTTCATTATCTCCCAATCCCCACTCTTTGTCAAGAGAATTTAGAAGCTTTTCCACTTGCCCAAGCTCCATACGAAGCTGTTTGGCGTTGTAAGAAGCATAACCCATCTCGTACACATAGTCAAGCAGATTGCTTGCATTGACACGCATAATGACAGTGAAAATGTCCTTCATGCCAACAAGAATGCCTTTTGGGAATTTCTTGTTCTTTACACGGAAATTGATAGGGAGGGCAATATCTAAAGTTGCCCTGTCCGTCCGTGTGTGGTTTTGCTTCTTAACAATAGCTGCTGTGCAGGCCACAACCACTTTCTGCCATGTTTCAGGAAGAATAGGAGAAAGACGTGAGTCTATGTATTTAGAAAAACGCCCAACCCCTATTGCATCCTTAGCTTTCTTGTACATCTGTTCCGCTGAGGAACAGCCCTCGAAGAAGGATGTTCCCTGCCGGTAGTATTCCATCAATGTCAAATCCCTCTCGCTGGGACGAATGAGAGAGGGGCTTTTCCTAATGCGTTTCTTTTTCCTCACGTCCTTTCTCCATATTAGTGAACTGAAAACCAAGATTTCCCAATCTTGCCTTCGCCAGCCAAAGGCATTGCTGTCTTCAGCACCTCACCGGCACGCACAAAACCTTGCTCTGCCATCTGGCGGATTTCTTCTGCAATCTCAGGACGACACTCAAAACTATATTCATCCAATCTGTTATGTGGTTCGTTACACCACCTTGCATCCCTGCAAGTGTCGGACTATATCACCATCTCTCACGAGATGCCCCCCGTTTCGAGAGCACTTGCTCCCTACGCCTTTCGGCTAGTCTCTAGGCTTTCAGCTTTCGCTGTTTAGCACGGTAAGTTAGCTGTTCTAGCTTTCTCCGTTTAGAGGGGTTTTCAATACGCATCACTGCGCAAGGCCACAATGTCTATGGTAGTAGATTACGCGTTTAACTTCGTAACCTTTATAAATATAGTAAGGTCGCCCCTTATCGTCAATGTACATCTCGCCCAACCATGTATCCATGAAACAACAAGCAAGGTCACAAGCAATAGCACCACCAGACTGCATGATGATATTAATCAGGCTGTGTTTACTGCGTGTGTTCAGCAACCGTCCATCAATAGCAGGCAGGTGTTTCTTCTTGCCCTTGGTTTCCCAATACTTCTCCACATTCTCCTTCAGAGCCTTCAGCGCAGGGTTTGAGTCCCAGAACGCATCGTACAGTCGCTTACCTTCTGCCTCCGGCTTACCAAGCGTTGTGGCCAGTTTCTTAGGTGAAGAACCATACAACACTGCGTAGCCACCGCTTTTTGCTTTGTTACGCCAAGGTTTGAAACGCGGGTCATCCTTGTTAAAGTCCACAGCCTTGTAGTCAAAGCCTTTCGTCTCTTCTGGGAAGAAGCTGCATGCCACTTTACTGTGAACATCACCCTCAAGCAACTCTTTTGCGTATGCACCGTTGTCGTACTTGTGCGTATTACCTGTAATGGTGATGGTGTTGCCCTGCTTCATGACCCAACTACCATGTTTTGTCTTTGGGCACCACACTTCCTCTGTGCCATAGTAAGATACTGCCATACGCTGCATGGTCACAAAACCTTTCCTGTTCACAGTGACAGTGTTATGTTTACAGCGTACATATTCTCTTGTAGCAACCGTCAGCATAGCGTCTGTAGCAAGGTACGTGGCGGTCAGGGCGGCATCAAAGTGCTTGCCTTCATTCTGAGAGAATCTCCACCGACCATCCGGATTTCCAGCACAAACCTTGTGTGCATTTTCTCCTTCAAAATGACCATCTGCTACCAAGAAACCCTCCAACCACCTTTGCGTTTCTGCCAGTGATTGTTGACAGATTCGTTCAGTCCAGTCAATAGAATACTTACCTTTTGCAAACTGCATGTCACAACCGCTGTAGTCGAGTGTTGGTGCATTTACAATAATGTTACAACATGTATTCAAGTCTTTTGTCTCAACAACTCTGTCCTCGTAAGTTCGTTTTTGCGTGTTTCTGTATTTTACAAACCACCTGTGGTTGGCAGTTGCTCGTACAGAAAAATGCGAGTTGCTAATAGTATATGTTTCGGCATCAGAGAACTTGTGCTTGCTTTCTAGTGGTGTCCACTCTTTCTTTTTAGTCTCTGGGTTATATGCAAGTATATCTTCACCAATGACAAGCTCATTAAAAAACTTCCAACCTGTACGGGTTAGTGCTTGTGCCGACATTGGGACGCAATAATGGCCTGTAATGCGTTGTTCCAAACCACTGCTGTCAGAGGCTGCAATAACGAAGCCATCTTCAGCACAAAACAAACGCCTAAACTCTTCACCATACACACTACCGACACGAGGCACGTTGCAAATTTCACTATGCGCTTGACGATGTGTGTTGGTAATTTTTGTGCTCTTAGGGTTTAGTCGTCCATCCCAATCAAGACGCCACACACCCAACCAACCCTCAAGCACAGAGAGACGATTACGCAAAGACAGAAAGCGAACAACGTCTTTAGCCAACTCACCTTCAAGAATTTCAAGATTAGGACACAGCTTGCCCATCTCCTGTAGCTTCGGTGATGTTTGGATAACATCTTTTGTACGCTCGTCTCTGACAGCTTTGCCTTTTGCGTCCTTCTTAATGTTCCAGAAAGTAGGCACCCAACCATGCTCTTCTTGTAGCCAAGTTTTCAGATCGTCTTGGTGTTTAAGTTCCATTGGAAGCATAACGTCAAGAACAAGGTTGCCAACAACTTTATACTGCTTACCGTAAAACTCAACAACACCTGTGCTCACCTCTTTACCGTTATGCTTTGCAATAAAGTTTTGCATATGGTGTGAGTAAGAGCCGTCTTTCTTGTAAGGGTTTTTAGGAAGTGTGTATTCCTTTTCTTCACCTTTGTTCGGACTGCGTGGTGGCAGCTTAGGCTCAACCTTCTCCTTGAGTTCTTCAATCTCTTTCTCAAGGCGTTCTTTCACCTCAAGAGCAAGCTTCTTGTCAAAAGCATGACCCGTAAACTCTTGTGCTTTCATGAGGAAGAAGCTTTTCTGCCCCATGCGATAGCTAGGGTGAACCCACGCATCACCGTACATGTCAACAGCCTTACGCCATAGATCGAAGAACACAACAATGTTTGCGTCAACGTCTTGGTCACAATACTCTTCCATCAACGGGTGATAGAAAGAAAACTCATGTCCTTTTGTTTCATTGCCAACCATCACACCAATGTCTACGAGGCGCTGGCGATAGTCGATCTTGTGACTACCAGCTTTGCGCGACAAAGCATCCAAACTGTGTGACTCAAGATCAGGTTCAAGGTACATGGATAGGTAGAGTGTGTCCCAAAACACCACCTCAATACCTGCCAGCGTGTCTTTGCCTTTTTTGCCGACGCGAGGTTGTAGGTCGAAATGCTTCCACAACACCCACACATCATAGCCCAAGATATTGTGGCCTACGATCAGCGGTTTATCAAACTGAGACAAAAAGTCTACAACGGCTTGTCTCACTTCCTCTTTTGTCATCTGGAACGGACGAAGGCTCAGTATCTTACTGCCATCTGCTGTCTTCCAACGCATATACCACACTTGCTTTGATTGCAAATAGAGGTTGTCTGCCTCAATGTCAAATACAATGATGTTACTCCTGTCCATACTTTCTCCTCTGTAAACACTCACAAGAAGGGACAGCACTATCGCCTGTCCCTTTCAATCAGTAGTCACATTACCACAGAAACGTCTATTTGTCAAGCTGTCAAAGGGTTGTCCACCAATCTGGAACATAACCCATTGCCACGTCCTTCTTACCTTCTTGTTTGCAGTTTGGACACTCTTTCAACTTAACGTCACCACTTAGCGACCACTGATGGTTACAAATCTTACAACGACAATACGTTTGCATCCACAACTGCTTGATAGATACACTACTGTCTTCCGCTGTGAATTTAATCATGTTTTGTTTCTCCTTTACGATATTTCTCCGTGAACTCATCAACACTCTTTTTCAACTCAGACATGTTCCGCTTGTGTGCATGATAGCGACGTTCACTATCCTTCTCTGCCTCTTCTTTCGTAGCAAACAAGAAACGCTCTTCAATTGTGTCAAAATAATTATCAATGTGCGTAAACACTTTAACAACGTAATGCACATGCTCAGAAACATCGTTATCAAAGAATGGCGTTACGACAACAACGTCATAGGCTTCTTGGGGTTTGCTAGGCCACAGCTTCATAGCATCTGCTGTACGCCACAGAACATCACCTGCTTTGTATTTCGGGTTCATACTTCATCTCCAATAATACCTTCTGGCAAAAGTTGTTCTGTGAACACCAACACTGTTGGTTCTTCTTCCATAAACGGAACAGCAACGTGCTCCTCTTCAAACACAGCAAGCTGTTCCATCATGTCCTCTTTCTTCCCAAAAATAGCTTCCCAGCCTTTAGCATATTTCTCTTGACCAGAAGCTTTTGTCTTAATCAAATCCACTGTGCTGTCATCCAGCAATCCTGTGGTCTCAATATCAAAACACCATGCTCCCTTGTCCATCTGTTCTCCTTTTGTAACATTGTTTGCAACGAGGGGCGTGTGACGAACGCAGGGAGCCACACACCCTTCCAAACAACTAATGTAACACAGAATGTCTATTTGTCAAGAACGGTACGTGCTTGTGCAGCCTTTGCTGCAAGCTCTTGCCCACGCTTCTTAGCTTCAGCCAACACACGCTTGTGTGCATGGTAACGCTTCTCACTATCTTTAACAGCTTCTTCTGCTGTCTCAAACAGACAACGCTCTGGGACAATGCAGAAATAATTGTCAATGTAAGTGTAGACAGTGCAAACATACCACACTTGGCTGTCAACATCATGCTTGTCAAGAACAGCTGTCACTTGAACGTCATACGCTTCTTTAGCAGGCTTCTCTCCAACTTTCCACCAAATGTTTTCTGCGTCGCTTGTACGCCAAACAATTTTACCAATGTTGTATTTTGGGACAATAACTTTATCATTGTTCATTTTCAATCATCCCTTGTGGCAACAAGCCTTCTACAAACTCTTGCACATACGGAACACACTCAACATCGCCCTCCGGTGTTTCAAGAATAAAACGAGCGTCTTTGGAAGAAATGGTTTGTTCCTCTTGTTTCTTCCCAAAAATACGTTCCCAATTATCTGCATATGCTTTCTGAGAAGAAGCTTTGCTTTTAATCAAATCCCCTGTTACATCGTTTACAGATGTTTTGAATTTCTCTACATCTTTAGCCATGTTCTTTCTCCTTTACGCGTCTTTGTTCTTCAACAGATATGCGTTGCTAATTGCTTTAAAGCTGAAATCACTTGTCAGATGTTTGAACACCAACCCTTCACGCTTAACACCCTTGTTCATACCTTCGCCTTCGGCCATTTCCAAGAGTTGTTTTACGTCATGTACAAGAACGTATTTGGCGTTAAACACAGGTACATGAGGAATACCAAGTTGCTTGCACAAAGCAGCACGCTCCTCTGGAAGCAAATACTGGCGCTTATCAATGTCGTAAACATCGTAAACAAACATGCACAGCTTGTCAACCTTCTCCCAATTACCTTGAATGTTTGTGTTCAGCATCTCACCTTGGATTGCAAGTTGACGCCCTGTGGAACGGATTTTCTCGTGCAAATTCTCTTGTTTAGCAATAATCCAGAATGCACTATCACCCTCTTGCAAATCTAGATTGCGACTGCACACACCTTCACGCCAAACATTATCTTCATTCACACTGTACACAGTGATGGAACTTCCGTCAAGTTTCAACGTAACCTCAAATTCTTCACCTTGCATTTGCTCGATAATACGGGACAAATTTTGAACACGTTCTTGGTCTGTCTTAGGGATGAATGATGGGAAATTCCCTCGTGCCAAACCTGCAAGCTGTGGAGAAATCGGTTTGTCCCACTTCTTGATACCCAGAATCTCGGCGACATCTGCGCCTTCTTCAAATACATAATCAGCGAAATCTAGAATACTCATTGGTAGCAATAATCCTTGGCTGACAACACCTCGCAGTTTCTTGGTGCGCAGACGAGCACCTTCTACACCTTCAAACTCTTTACCCTCAAACAAGAAAGAAGCAAGCTCTTTTGGCATCCAAGAATCAATCTCAAAATACACAGCCAAATCGCCTGCTTTAAACTCTCCCTTCTTAATTACGACATTCCAACCGCCAACGATAGCACACTCAATTGCATCAGCGTCTTTGATAGGTACAACGTCATCAATACGGCGTACAGTGGCAAGTTTGCGTTCACTCATTTCATTCTCCTTTACTTAAAATATAAACATCAGCTTGTGCCAACGAACACAAAGCTTCTTCCTTAATATGCATATATTGCATTGTATACAGCTTCATTGCATTACACAAGAACGAAGACATGCGAGAGCAAGCTTGGTGTATTTCTTCTTCGTTATTTCCGTTCAATGCCTCTACAATGCGAAAACATTGTACAACAGACTCTGTTGGAATGTCAACAGATGGGTTGTCACTTGTTACATGCCTCAGCTCAAAGAACATCTTAGAAGCTGTCTTTCGTACAAACACAATCCGGAAAGAACATCCATTTAACACAATCCCTATGTCATTTGGAACATTGTGTGCTAATGAACACAACAACATTTTCAATAACTTTTCTGGAGAGCTTGTTTTCATGACGCATATTCCGAAGGAATGTTCCCTTTCAATTGGTTGATGATAGCGGAAATATCTATCGGCTTTTCCAACAACACCTCACCCTCAGAGGCATACGCGGCTTTCAAAACAGCCTCATGCACAGCTTCCGCCACAGTTTGCAGGGCTTCGTCAGTGTATAGCTGACGTACTTCGTAACCGAATTCCTTGATAAGATGTGGGTCTGGTGCAGTAAGCCACCGCGAAACATCTCCGTTATGATTCCTTCGGAACTGGTGATGTGCTGGCTCAATTTTGTTCATATTAATTCTCCTTACGCAAAATACGTTCTGCAATATCTCTATTCACAGGGCAATCGAATGCTGTCCAATACAAAGCGTTACGCTCTGCTTCGATGAGACGTTGTTTAAGTTGTTCGTTTTCTTGTTGAAGCTGCAAAACAACATCATCCATCAGGTCGTGGTAGCCTCTGTTTTTCAGACGAAGAAAACCTCCCCACACCGTTACATCCTTTTCTTCGTAAAAATCAATGATGACAAAATTCCCTGTTGTACCTTTCACAATGAAGGTGGAATCCAGATCACTAATGTACCAACCATACCAATCTCCTCGTGTGGCAAGTACATTTTTCTTATGCTCCTCTGTGAACACAACCACATCACCTTTCTTAAACATTCTCTTTCTCCTCTTTGTTAGTAGCTTGCTGCAACACCCCAAAACAACGAACAACGTCAGCATAGCCAATACTCTTCAAATGTGCAAGCAATTTCTTGCGTTGTGTTGTAATGTGTCGTTGTGTTGTAACATCCCCGTCTTCTACAATGAGACGTGCATTATTTTCCAATTGTACGTGCCATATCAGCTTCATTTCAAAAACACCTCACGGGCCAGTTTGAAAAAGAACTCTTGTGCATCTCTTTCTTCCTCACACATATCTCCTTTATGAACAATCTCCCCACAAGGCGTTTTAATGTCGTAGCTACCTGTGTTGTGATTATACCACATTTCAAAACCCATAGCACGTACAATGTCAGATGCTTCTAGTTTCATTTAGTTTCTCCAATGTTAAACAGTTTCATAAGGCTTCGTTGTACAACGTCAAAGACATTATACACGAATGTTGCGTACATGTGCAAGAGGGACATTTACTCTCCTTCCGTTCTGTTGATGTGCTCAATATAGAGGATGGGTGGAGGAATGTCAAGCACAATTTGCAAAAGAAAAAGAGCATACAGAAATGTATGCTCTTGAAGGTTGTTACACACGTTCCTTTACAGAGTAGCTCATCAGTGCGTGATACGCAGCGGGAATGATATGCTCTTTCCATTTCTCAGCAAGACGTCTGGCATAAGCTTCTTTGCAACCACAATATGCTTCATGGGCTTCCTCTTGAGTTGGGAAGAATCCAAGGTATTCCCTACCTTTCTCTGTGTTGCAACGAGCAATGTACCCAACTGTCTCATTAGGTGTTTTAGGCTCAATGATGTGTACACCACGCAAGAACTTGGAGTCGCTCGGCTCGATGAGGAACTTGTTAACTTCTGATGGTAGGAAACAACAGCCTTCTGGCCCGTACACTTTGTTGTTAGGAATCAACAGGTCTTTGTCAAGTTCAAACTTAGGTAGTTGCCAGTTTGGTTGTGCCAAACCCCATTCAGCGAAGTTATGAAAATTCCACCACCTTTGGTCTACCTCTTTATCCTCATAGCTTCTACCTGTTGGTTTTTGCAACTCAAACTCATTGTAACAGCGACTGAACATCCTTACCCAATAACCGTACATCCGCTCTGGTGCATGTTCACCACGCTTGCTGCCGCGAGGAACAAACCTGCCAACACCAAAGAAACCTCTACCCTCTACAGACGGCTGCGTTGGTGGTTTAATACCGCCACTCAAAATATTAGCAGAAGCATTCCAAGACTCGCTACCATCTTGCCATCGAATGAGAACGTCATGTGGCCCTTCGTAGCCAATAACTTCGCCTTCCCAACCGCTATTTGTTTTGAACTTTTGCCCAATACGGACAGCGCCTGTCGGATGCCTTACATTACCTTCTTTTAGGTTGTTCCAAGAAGTAACAACTTCACTTCCATCCTCAAAGGCAACTAGAATCTTTGTGGCGTTTACAAACTGTTTAACCACAACACTCCCGTAGTTGTTCGTAGAGAATACAGTACCAATCTCCGGTTTGCTCTTGGTTGGATGGCGATTGTGCCCTTGTCGAAGAACTGCAATGTTGGTAGTATGCTCCGTTCCATCGCTCAACCACTTAACACGCATCTCGGAGTTTTTCAATACTTCCACAATCTCAACAACATCACCGTCATGGCAAGGGAATTGTTGCCCAACGTAAGGCTTACCGAACGTAGGATGAAGTGGGCGCTGTTGTTTAATATAAGTGCCGGTGGTTGTCACAATAGCCCCGTCAAGGTCGAAACGAACGTCAATGTCCTTTCTTCCTCGGTATGCAACAATCTCAACTTCAAGCCCCTGTTTGTTTGTATAGCGATAGCCTACAAAATAGGCACCTTTCCTACTACCCATATACCCTCCCAATAAATAAGCCAACCCGAAGGTTGGCCTTTAGCTTGATTAAAATGAAACGTCCTGCTTACCCACCCAATCATCGAAGTCGTGCAATGAGTGGGTTTGTCCATCATAGAACAGTTTTCCACACTCACCTGTTGTACCTGCTCCGCGATTCTTAGGCATGAAGAGGTTTGTAGTGTTGCGAATTATAGGGTCTTCGTTCATCTTGTCTCGACTTGCAATGATAATCCATGCAGCGGATTTAACAAGCGTACTACTACCCTGAACACCGCTCTCTGTGCCAACACCACCTTGACTACCATCCTTCTCACCCGTACCAACCTTACGTTGATGGGCAATCAGTATAAAGCTTACAGGATAGTTTGTCACCATACCCTTCATCCACATCATAAGCTGTGCTTGTTCGTCCACAGTGAGCATATCGAAGCTGTCAGAAATGGTGTCCCATACGATGATTTGACAATCACATTGAATGATGAGCTGTTCAATGCGTTGCTTCATAATGTCGATGTGGCAGTCACGATCATCAATTACAAACCAACGATCTGCGCCGTCTGGTGTACGGAACAGTTCATTAGCCTTCTCAATTACCCACTCTTGTTCAAGAAGCTCAACCTTCTCTTCTTTAGTAAGAGCACCAAGTTTTACACCGATATGGCGAGATAACACAAGCTCAGAATACTGGCCCAAGTTCTGTTCCATTGAAATGACGCCAACTTTCAGTTGACCGTTCATTAGCCAATGGTAACAGCACTCATTGACAATAGTTGATTTTGCTGCACCTGTAAATGCAGAAATCAGGCCAATCGTTCCCAGTGCTGGGCCACCTGCTGTCATGCTGTTAAACTTCTTCATGAAGGGCGGAAACTCAATACGTGGTGCATGTGCTTCTTTGATAACAGCATCAAGAAAACTACTACTACCTGCAATCCCTTGCGGTACATAAGGTTTTGCCTTCAAAAACGCATTCAGAAAATGGCGAGAACGATCTTGAATAAGCATCTCGTTAGCGTCTTTAAGGTCAATGTGCATAACGTACATCTTCCCTTTGGGCAGAACATCTACAAGCTTCTTGACAGCATCTTGACCAGCCTTATCGTTATCATAACAAACAATAATTTGCTCGAAACGATTTAGCCACTCGTAGTGGTGTTTCAATTGCTTAAAGCTGGCTGTCTCGCCCACAACAGCACTGACGATAGGTGTTGGCTCATACTCGCTGTCTGGCTTGTTAAGCATTGCATACGCAGACATTGCATCAACTTCACCAGCGGTGATGAGAATCTTCTTGCTGTTGCTGTTACGGAATTTGTGCTGACCAAACAAATCACTCTCACTGCCCATGCTGCCAACTGTGTAGAATGTTTTTGGAAGCTGCCTTACTTTAAAGCCCGTCAGAACACCATCTTTGAAGATTGGATAGTATTGCTCAGTTGGCTCACCTGTGGTTGTGTCAATCTTATGGCGAACGTAAAACGGTGTGTACGCCCAATCAGGAATGCCACGTACTTTGTAGCCTTGTGGTGTGGTGTACCCTTTAATCTTCTCAATCTCTTCTTTAGTTAGTGGTTCCTTGCTGCTCACCTCTTCCTCCATTTCATCAGTCCAGTCAAAAACACCAAGCCCACGTCTCTCTAATTCATCGTCGGACAACACAGAGAAGCCGCAGCTGAAACAATGACCGCCAAGCCCCTCGCCATAGAAATAAAAGTTATCCCCAGAATGATCTTGGTTGTTCTCACGGCAGCGCGGGCATGGGTTTTTACCGATTTTAAAATCAACCGCGTAGTGGTTCACTGCTATCGCTCCCCAAGACGAATCAACTCAACAAAATCTTTAGGAAGCTCAATCTTTGCCGGTTCATAAACAGAATCCAATGCAACCATAATTGCTTCTTGACGCTTCACAATTTTAGCAACACGACGCAGCTTAACAATTTCAGCCAGAATGCGTTTATCCTCTTTCTGTTGTTTTGCAAGAGCAACAACGTCTGGATGGTTTGGCGGAAGGCCATCCCGAACGTGATTGTAGATAGTCCTACCAAACATGTCTTCATAGGCGTATGCCCGGTTTGTTAGCTTACTAAACTCTTTCAAACGCTTTGCAATACGCGATTGCAGAATGGAAATAACGTCTTTCATTTAATGTCCTCCAGCAGCTTGATAACAGCGTCTCGGTTGTCGAGTAGGAACTGTGCAATACTGCCGTGGTTGTCTATATCTTCCATAGTATCCAGAGCACTAAGACCCTGTTTCAAAGTGTTGTACTTCAGCATCATGTCATTGGCACGTTCAGACTTCAAAGTTGCGACAATGTTTTCTGCCTCTTCCAGTTGTTTTTGTTTCTCTTCATTCCACATTATTTCTTCTCCTTAAAGTTTACGAACACGCATTTGCACATTGAGAGGGGAAGCTGGTGCAATTTCAATGATGTGACAAGCACCACAGTTAGGGCACATTTCAACTTGCTCATTAATGTCTTTTGCAACCTCTGTTGGAACAGATTCGATAGAGAAGTTGCTACAATAACATTCTCCCGCCTTGCTCTGCCATTCTAGCAGATTACCACACTCACTGCAACGATCTGTAACACTGTCGTACATACCCATTATTTCTTCTCCTGTTTGTCTTTAGTTTGTTCATCAAGCCATTTCTCCACAACAGCTACACTCTTCGAAGCAAGACGCTGTGCTGTCTCGCTTTTAACAGCTTCCGTAATACCAACACCTGCTGCAATGAGCATAGCATCTTCTTTGGAAGGAATGAAAGGTTTTGTTGCAGATGTTAGGATGAACACTGTTGCAAAAACAGGCATCCACTTCTTAGCAAGAGCCTTCTCTTCAACCTCGAGGTCACTTGACACAATCCGCAAGAAACCTAGTGCCAAGAAAAGCGCACCAGCCAACCCTTGCACCCAAGACAATGTTTGAATCAGCGTGTCAAGCCGTGTAATCCAATACAAAATCCACAACGATTCCATTTATTTCTCCATTCGTTTGTAAAACACATGTCCAGATTCAACATACATCCTTTTCATCTTACTTGCCCATGTTGGACGTACATTCTTGGCATGAAAGAACGTAATGTTGCTGTAATTGCTTTGTCTATTATGCATTGCTCTTCCAAGAATGTCAAGCACAATTTGTATGTTCTCCTCGTACATTGCATTCTTCGTAAAGCTATACCCTGCTTTGTAGAAGGAAAATTGTGCCTTCTCTCTTAGAATGTCACAAACATGTTTATTCTTCTCTATTGCCCTGTTAAGAATGACAACAGCAATTTTCTCCCTGTCTTGTTTGCTCTCTAGCTGCCCTTCAGAGAACAAGGCAGAGGAGAGACAAGCCACACTCCCCCTCTGTGTCATTGCATGAACATAAGCGTTGTTTGCATTTGCATTAGAAGCAAAGAACATCAGCAAAGACAAAGCAACAATGTAATATAAAACAATACGAATTATTCTTCTCCTTTTCTTACCAAGTAGTTTGCATGTGTAATCCAACCTAGTTGTGTCTCATTTGAAGACAGTGAGCATGTTTTGGCTTTTGCCAATGCAGAACGATATTGACGTTCAACATGATCTGTATAGGAGACTAGATGACAGCCCTGTATTGTAACATTCCCTGCTGCTCGGTCATGAAGAGATTGATGTAAAGCCTCTACAGAATTATCATTTGTCGGACAAACAACCTGTGCATCATAAATAGCCACGCTTTGCAATACAGCATCACTTGCAATAAAGACAGTGCCACCACGGATAGTTACCTTACCTGACATTATTCTTCTCCTTTATACATCTGTTGTACATACATTTCATTCTCAACATTCTCTTCCTCTTGCTCTGCCTCTAAAACAATTGTTTCAAATGCGTCATAAGCTAGAAGGCTGTTAATGCTCCCTTGTTTGTGTTTTGGAAGGAACATATGTTCATTCATTATTCTAAACTCTCCAAATTACCGTTTTTCATGTTGTAAACAAGCGTGTCTACGTAGTCTCTATCAAAGCCGGGCATTGCAGGAAGCTGTACATCCGCTGGAATAGCGTCGATATACTCCAAAGCCCATTGCAGAGCTTCCAAGAGATTAGCTGTATTTTCGTCCATCAGTCGAAGTCCTCCACAAAAGCATTCTCAAGCAAATACTCTTTCACAATGTCATAATACATTTGTTCCAGAGAACGCTTGTCTGGCAAACAAACATCAGAAGGAGCAGGGCAAATGTTTGTCCCCTGAAACACAGCGTCAGCTGTATATATTTCAATATCTCCTTCGTAGAATTCATAGCAAATGATGATAGCGGTGCGTTCATCGTACAGCCGGTGCATGTTAGACATGTTGCTTTTCCTTCACAAGAGTTGTTTGTGTGCTAAAGCTGTTCTGCACATGAAGGACAGAATAACGTGTTTTGTGTTTCAATGCAAGAGCTTTTGCTTCTTTCTCTGCTGATTCTTTGTTGGAATGCAACACACCATTATGTGTCAACATACGGAATGCCCCACCATCTACAATTTCTAGCTTTGCTACAATGTACATTATTTGTTCTCCTTAGATTTCTTAGCACGTTCTTCTTCACGTTTCTTCTTGAAAGCCAATGTTGCTTCAACATCAATACCACCGTGAGCGTCAAGAACAGCTCGCACAACATCTACAGGTACATAGCCATACACTGTATCTGTTGGTTGTTCAGGTTGTTCTGCATATTCCATCCATTCATCTGCCTTGAACGAAGGGAAGCCAATCTCGTACTTGAAATACGGCGTGTCGTAACGAGAAAGCTCATCCAAGAACATGTTCTCACGAGGGGAGCAATACGCATACTCGTTAGCCTGAACACTTACGCTCTCACCATCAACAAGAATAATGCGTGTACGTCGGCAAGGAATGTTCTCATCCACTTGCATTGTGCTGTAGTTGAAAGCAAAATCTGCTACAAAACGTGCATCTCTGAAGAATTCGTTAATATCCATTTGTATATCCTTTCGTTCAGTTACGGTCTACAGAAATTTCAAGCAATGTGATGATGTGCTCAAAAGAATCAATAGAGCCTTCAAAATACATGCGTTCTTCTTCGCAGTCTGCCTCTTTGAGGTCTCGCTGAAGGTTTTGCAGTTCATCTTTCAGGTTGCTAATCAGTTGTTGAATTTCTGCTTTCATGTTTGTTCTCCTAAGAAATAATGTAAACAATTTTGTTGCTGAACATTGGTTTGTACAGCTTCATTGTACGTGGGCTAGAAGCCTTTGTAAAGCGTTTGTTTGTTACAGGGCGTATGTCCATGTATGCTTTTGTATATGTCATTTTACATACCATCAGGACGTGGCGTATAACTAGTTTTCCAGTCTACACCATTTGTATCGATGTTAAAAGCTGTGGCGTACACCCATTCACCAGCATAACAACCATTGTGCAAGTCCAAAACTGGTGTTTTCTTGTAGAAATATACGTCGCCATACTTATCCATCGCAGCTCCAACAATGCTCTTACCCACCCACTCCCACGGAATGATGAGCTGTTTTTGCTTTGTGCGGTAAACAGCAGAAAAGTGAACAGCCAAAGTGTCAGCTTCTTCCCACACTTCGTAGTGACTGTGGTAGCTCTCAACATTTCCTTTTTGTTTTGCTTCAATAATCACCAGTTGCTCTTCCTTTGCCATGTCACGGAATGCCAGCTTTTGTTCGTTCAATACAGTCATTTGTTATCTCCTTTTATGCACAATAACGTGGGAAATCGCTATTTTTCGTAGACAACACCACCTTAGCCATCTCTGCCAACTTCTTACTCTTGCTTTGGGCTACAAGACGAATGAAATCTTCGTAGAGCTGGTCTTCCATTCCGTGTGCAGCTTCGTAGTCGCCAGCACATTCGTTAATGTCGTTTACACGTTTTTGAATTTGTTCCAATGTCATTTCTATTTTTCCTTGTTTAGTGTTCTGTTGTCTATTTCTTGGCACACACGTTCGATACAATTCTGTCGGTTTGTGTGACAGTACCAACTTGTTTTGCAACTGCATTTGCCGCAGCAAAGCACGCCTCTTTCGTCTCAAAAGTAGTAGTAAAAGAAGTTGCACCACTGTATGTAGCAATCACTGTAATCAAAATCCACATTTCTTTTCTCCTTTAGGTTTTAACTGTATGCCGCCCTCGACACAACGTATGTCAAATATAGCATTGATGTTCTTGCTTGTCAACTCTTTTACGTATTCTTCTGCCTCTTCCTTTGTATCTCTGTAGCCACACAACATTGTCTTAGGCAGACGTTGGCAGATGATGTATTTCATTGGGTGTTCTCCTGTTGTTTGTTAACATGTCCACGTACTCGTACACATGTTAACTTGCTTGTGAGGGTGTGTCAAGCAAATTCTTCATGTGCAGATTGTCTCTAAGTTTGTGACAGATTTCTGCTACGCCCTCTTGACAAAACAGCATTCTTGTGAGACACTATGCTTAGTTGGACGTTTGGCCTACGTACAGGCACTGCCAAATTTTAGGGGGAAGGAAGCACAGACATGTGTTTGCTTCGGCAGTAGGTGTTGTCAGGAACCTCAGAGAATACGCTCAAGGAACAGGACACACGCTCTCTTTTCTTCATGGAATCTATAAAAATTCTATGGGGGATTAGGGGGTAGTGTGTCTGAATTTCCTAGAGAATATATCTATAACATACTAACATACTAAGATACAGGAGATAGAAGTGATAAGTTGTAACGTATACATACTAACAGACAAGACAAACAAAGCAGTAAAGATAGGGATAACAAAGAAACATCCAGATGTACGTATCTCTACTATCAACAAAGAAGCAACGAAGTACAAGTTTGTTCTTCATAAGTTTGAAACAATGTCCACACCAAAGGCAAGGTGGGTAGAGAACAAGTTGCTTGATGCATTAGAGAAGATGGGTGGCGCTTGGGTTGAAGATGATGATTTTGGTGGTGTAACGGAAGTTGCTACACTTGATGTAACCAATGTTGTGTTTGATGCTTGTGTCTCGTATCTAGACAATCTTCTCCTCACTCTGGCAGAACAAGAGTTCAAAGAACGAAGTTACACAGAACTAGAAAATGACAGCAGTGTTCTCAAAATTCCTCTGAATCTTCTTGGTGCAAAATACCTGCACAACCTTTTCACAGATGCTAAAATTCAACTAGACCTTACACACAAGGTTTTGCTGTGCTTGCTAAAGGACGATGGTAACGTAGACCAATCCACACTTGCAGATGTTTGTGGGGTTAGCAGACACTCTGTTTTGCGTGCAATTTCTATGCTGTCCTCTTGTGGCATTGTCGAGGTTGTTAAGGTGCGAGCAAGCAATGGAGCCGTGTACAACAACTATGTGGTGCATGAAATTGATGGTGTAGCATTTGTAGCATACAAATAAATCCATTCTAGCCTTGACATGCCCTCTTCGGAGGGCTATTATCCGTATATAGACACTGACAACGTAAGGAGAAACCAAATGAAATCTATCAACTTAGCCAACCTGAAAGAACAACGCTTTAACAAGCTGCAAGAAAGCCTCTGGCTCGATTACGAATCCTTAACCAAAGCAGGTGCAATTATTGCTGGCGGCAGCTTGCGCACACTGATTGACAAAGAAGATGAAGTGTGCGACATTGATCTTTTCTTCAAAGATGAGGAAAGTATTGCTAACACTAAGAAATTGCTTGAAGACAACGAATACGTTTGTGTGTTCCAATGTCCTCTTGGCTACCTTTCCACTTATTACAAGTTCAGTGAGAAGATTGTTGGTGAACGCTTTGACGGAAGCCCTGAATACGAAGTGGTGAGTAAGGTGCAACTGATTACACGAGACTTGTATATTGATCTGGAACATGTTGTTTCGTCTTTTGATCTGATGCCATGTTGTGTTGCAATGGATGATGAACGTATTGTGTTTGCTGATAAATGGGTGAAGAGTGTCAAGAAGAAAATGCTCTACTTGAACAACCTTACCTACCCTGTTGCTACATTGAATCGAATTGACAAATACAAGCGCAAAGGCTACTATGCCAGTGAAGCATTTTATGTAAACATTATCACAACAATTCAGAGCAGCAGCTTTGACGGTGACAGAATGTCCTTGTACATCGACTGAGGAGAAATCAAATGAATCATCCACCAATCACAAAAGACTATTTCCACATTGGCTTTGCAGAGAGTGATGTTGTTCTTGTCACGTTAGCTGATGGACAAAAGACAAAGGCACAATGGGTAGTGAATTACGAAATGGGGACAGGTGTTGTTAGTTGCGGTTGGATGCATGAGTGTGGGCTACCGCTTAACAATGTTGTTTCTTGGGAGGAAAGTAAATGAACACATTTGTCATAAACAAGAACAACATTGATGAAATATTTGGCATGTGCTGTCTGTTCATCTCTCACCACGAAAAGAAGCTTGAACGTCTGAAGCATCAAAGCAACAGCCTGTCTAACATCAGCTTACGTTTCTGGCGTGTTCGTCTGGATTGTTGGAGCGGTAAGACACGAAACATTGCAACAGTAATGGAGAATGAGTTGTGTCAGTGGATGAAAGATAATGACAAGCTTTACAACCACCTCATTGATGCTTTTCGCCTTGCAGAGAATGTTGTGTCTCTGTATTGCAAAGGGTATGAAGAATTTGAAGAAATACACGTAAACAGTGTTGACATGGAAATGGTGGTGTCGTATGCTTACAAACATGGAAATGAATGAAGGAGAAACAAAATGCTAATTGACGAAACAAACTGGAAACAAGAGCTTGCAAAGCTGAAAGCAAAACGTATTCTGATTGTAGAAGAAAAGAAGACACTACTCAGTACACCAGAGAAACAATGGGAACATGGTGTAAATCAAGTATATTGGCGTCAACTTCAGATAGAAGAACTTGACATTTCTATTGAAACAATAGAGAATGTGTTTGTACATAAACGCTGTTATATTTAGGAGAGAATAAAATGAATGCAAGAGATATTGCTTGGGAATACCACAATGGTCAGATGTATGGAAACGCAAGCTACATACTGGGTCATGTTTGCGACGTTGTTGATAGGGTTGCTGGGGTAGGAAACCACCTACATGTAGCCATTGCCTACCTTCACGACACTATCGAAGATACCTCACTGACGTTGGAAAAGCTACGCAATCTCCTGAAAGAGGACGAAAGCGATAGTGAGTATGTAGATGCAGTGGTGGATGCCGTTGACGCCTTGACAAAACGTGAAGGGGAAGATTATACTGCGTATATGTCCCGTGTAATGGAAAACAAACATGCGGCTTTTGTAAAATATTACGACAGTGAATCCAACATGTATGCTTGCATTCATGACGGCGATAATAGACGAGCACAGAAATATCTGAAGAACATGTGTATGTTGAGAGATTTTGTTTAAGGGGGCAAGCGTGGACATTGACAAGCGTGAGCGAGATGCTAAAATCTTGACAGGTGGTTTTGTTTGCATGGTGGCATTAGGTTTTGTTGTATTTATTGCCACTGTACTACTTGTACCTCTTCTATTCTGGCTAGCAAATTAAAGGAGACGATAACATGAACAAGCAATTTAAAGAGTTTGCTGATATTGTAAAGACCTACGCACAACCAACTAAGGAGAAGCCCATGAACACACAATCTAGTGACAAACCATTTGTCGGAGCATTCTTTGTCATTTCTTGTGTTGGAGAGAATGAAGAACGCATTAGCCAATTCTTCTCTCACAAAGAGATGGCTCGTGCATTCATTGAAAGCTGTGACGTTGTAGAGAATGAAATGTTGTACATTGATGTTGTAAGAGATGAAGAACATAAGCAATTCTTGCTTGACAACATTGAGAAGATAAAGTAATATACAAACACATTGAACGTAGGGAGAGAAAGAAATGAAACAACAGAAATTCTTTGTTGGTGATAAAATAGAAAGAACAGACAACTTTATGCAGGAGTTTGGTGGCGAACGTGGTGTTGCTTACACTGTAAAACATGTTAGTGCCGACGGGTGGTTTATTGTGGTTACGGATGGTTATTCTGTATCAGGAAACCGTTATCCTGAATACTACACCCTCGTAGAACGTGCATGGCAAGAGAATGACGGCACACAAGGAGCTGACGAAGACACGTACATTGAAGTCTTGTTCAATGACGCAACAACGCCGTCTATTGTTACAGTTGAGAAAGAGTGGTGGGAAAATACGAAGGGTATGGTGAAGTGGCGTATTGCCGATGAGTATGAAAACCCAAAAGAGTTTTTTGAGCAGGAACAATCGGCAAATTCTGTGTGTCCACCAGAAGCACAGCCTCCGGTGTGTGCCATTCCCCCTGCACATGTTGCTCTTGGGGAAGAGCTTGTTGCTGTTGACGTGCAAAAGAAAAACAAATACACTCGTGAAATCAAGCCGAATGTGTTTGTTGATGTGTATGATGTTCTTCGTGCTTTTAATGTAACAGACCCTTGTCTGAGCCACTTGGCGAAAAAGGCACTTGCAGCAGGGCAACGTCATCATAAAGACCGCCTGACAGACTTGCAAGACATTAAGGCTAGTATTGAACGTGCAATTGAAATGCACATTGAATGGGAGAAGTGAAATGAACACACTTATTTCACAGCTAGAGTACATGGCTTGGAAGCTTACATGGGCTGACAGCAAATGGAAATGTAACATGACAGGTGTAGAATTTACGCTCCCTACGGAAGTGAGGAAGGGTGATTTCTACGAATTCGGTAAGAGTTATGTTGATGTTGGAACAGAAAGCTATTCACGTTTTGGAGGTAGTCCTGTTCTTGTAGAAGCTCCGCACAGGCAGCTTGCTGAAACAATTCGAGAATATGTTGAACAACTGAAAGGAAAGAAAGATGACAACACTTGAAGATTTGAAGAAAAAGCTGGAAGAGGCACAGAGTAATGTCGCTTCTCTTGAGAAAGAGATTGCTTCTAAAACACCACATTTTTGTGGGAAGTTTGACTTCTTGTATCTACTGCCACACCGCGCTGAGATTGTGCGTCGTTGGTGTGAGAAACATCAACTGCCTTATTCTATTGATGGGGTTTCAGCTTATGGGTTTGCTGGAGGTTATATCAGCATGGACGTTTATGTAGATGGCGCTTTTACGTCAGCCCGTCTTCGTGATTTGGCAGATAAGATGGAGGAGAATGTATGACACAACGTACCGAACAAATTAAAGTGGAGTTCATTGACAAGATGGGCAGTGACAAGCGCATTTGTAACGCTGCTCGCGTTTCATTTGCCAAGTGGGATGATACTGAAGAAATCACTGAGGCAGATAAGGGATTGCTTCGTTATCTTGCTACAGGTTTGCCAAAAGCTGAACGTGACGATTGGGAGAAACGTGCAAAAGCACACACTCATTTCACACCTTTCTGCCATGCAACACTATCTGTTCGTGTAACTGTTCCTATCTTCGTTGCACGACAATTGCACAAACATGTAATCGGTTTGGTGATTAACGAAGAGTCTCGTCGTTACATTACAAACGATGTTAAGCTTTTTATTCCAGATGTTGTGCATAAAGCCCCAGCACATGCAAAGCAAGGTGCAAGTGATGAAGAGCACACTGCTATTGTAGTGAAAGAGGCTAAGTTTGGAGGTGATGATCTGACAGCAAAACAGCTTATTGAACAGCAAACAAATGCTGCTGTCGATGTGTACGAGGCTCTGCTAGACGCAGGAGTTGCACCAGAAGAAGCACGTATGGTATTGCCTTTGAATACAATGGTGACGTGGATTTGGACAGGCTCTCTTCTGGCTTTCAACCGTGTTTATCAACAACGTATTGACAGCCATGCACAGAAGACAGGTACGCAAGAGTTTGCCGAGAAGCTTGGTACAATTCTCTATGAATACTTTCCGCATAGTATGGAAGCACTAAACAATTAGAAACACACATGAGAGCATACATTTCTGTATGCTCTTTTTGTTTTTGTGCTTGACAACATGCTTGCTGTGGATTATATTAGCTACATCAACAACGAAGCAGGAGAAAGAACATGAAACAATTTCCGTACGCACAGCAAATCATTTGGGAGAATGATGTTGAGCAAATTGAATGGGAAGAGCAGTATGGGAAGTGCTGGAAATCGACTCTTTACGTTGCCAAAACCCATAACACGAAAGACGTTGTTGTAGGCGGGTTCTCCAGCAGGAATACAATTGGGGATGAGATTTTAGTGTTCATGACACCTAACGGTAGACAGCTTGAAGTAAGTAAACTCTTGTGCTGGGCAAAGCTATGACAAGTGGCTACTATTTCATTAAGCTAGCTACAAACGTAGCCCTTCCAATGTACGTCATATGTCTTGACGAACGCATGTATATTTGGCAGAATGGGAAACAACAATGGCTGCAATTGAAGAAAGAGCAAATAATGGGTGAACGTCTTACGTATGAGGGAGATAAGTAATGCTATACAACATCCTCAAACAACTTCAAGAAACACCGAGTACAAACGATAAGCTTTCTATTTTGAAAGCAAACAAAGACAATGAGACATTGAAAGAATACATGCGTCTTGTTTGTTGCCCTTCTGTCTCGTTTTATATTACAGCAAAGACGTTTCCTGTTGTATCTAAGATAGGGACACATACATTCCAGTCTCTCATGAATGCTGGGTATTCTCTTGGTACAAAAGAACTTTCTCAACGTCATGTTACAGGACAGGCAGCAAAGAATTTTATTGTTGCTACAATGGAAGACCTTGATGAAGAGCACCAACAACTGTACAAAATGCTTCTTCTCAAGGACATTCGTGCGAAAGTGGGGGCAACACTTGTGAATAAGGTGTGGCCTAATTTGTGTGTCTCTGTTCCATATCAACGCTGCTCTCTTCCAGATGAAAAGACATTGGAGAAGTTTAAGAATGGAGAACAGTTCTTTGTTCAACTTAAATACGATAGTTCTTTTGCATATGCGTTCAAGTCTCCACGTGAATTTGCCCTTATTACAAGGGCCGGGTCACGATACCCCAAAGAAATTGCAAGTATCATTACAGAAGACATTCCAGAGAACTACGTGTTGATGGGTGAGTTAGAGGTTGTTTACAAAGGGGAAGTCCTTTCTAGAAAAGATGGCTGTGGGGTGCTAAATAGCTTGTTGAACGGAGGGCCGTTACCTTCTGGTTGTGGGCTTCAATTAACTGCGTGGGATGTTGTCAGTGTTGAAGAATTTTCAAAAAGTAAGAGTGACAAACCGTACTGGGAAAGACTCAACCTGCTGAGGGGGATGTTCACGAATGAGTGATAATTTACACTGGGAAGATTATTTCTACTACGACGAAACAAGTCCTAGTTGTCTAAGGTGGAAAGTTTCTGTGTACAGTGGATGTGGGTTAAAAACACAGAATGTCAGAGAAAACCAAGAAATCCAGCATAAAGATCGTGAAGGGTATTTTGTTGTTGGGTTGATGAAGAGGAGACATAAAGTACATAGAATAATCTATGAGATGTTCTACGGAGAAATCCCAGAGGGCATGGTGATAGACCACGTAGATAGAGACAAAGAAAACAACAAGATTGAGAATCTGCGCGCAGTTTCATGCAAAGTTAATTCCAGAAATACTAAAAGATACTCCTCCAACACGTCTGGGGTGACAGGGGTTAGTTTGCAAACCTCTTATAAGTCTTCAGGAAATTACACAGCGTATGTTGCAAATTGGACAGATTTAGAAGGAGTAAAACACGGAAAGTCATTTTCCATCCTTAAATATGGGGAAGAATTGGCATTGAAATTGGCCGAGGAGTATAGACGCAGTAAGATTGCGGAGCTTAATGCGCAAGGAGCTGGGTACAATGACACACATGGGGATGTGCTATGAAAAATATTAAACTCGCAGAAACACACACAGTTACGTCACTGGAGGGTGCTTTTGAGATCTATTCCAGATATGTTGAGCAAGGTTATGAGGGTGTGATTATTAAGACAAAAGATTTTTTGTGGAGTTCGTCTACAAGTAAGGAATGTCTCAAGCTGAAAGTGGAAGCAGAGATTGACTTGATTTGGACAGACAGTGTGGAAGGCAAGGGGAAAGCTGCCGGAATGCTTGGTGCTATGTGCTTGCAAAGCTCTTGTGGACGTGTTAAAGTGGATTGTGGCACTGGCTATACAGATGCACAGCGTAAACAGCTTTGGGAAGAACGTAGCAGCCTGCATGGCTCTGTTGTGACGGTGAAAGCCAACGACCTCGTCTCGAAGGAAGGCAGCAATGTGTTGTCTCTATTCCTACCTGTGTTCATTGAGCTACGTGAGAAGCAAGAGGCAGACAGCTTGGAACGTATTGAGCAAATTTTCAATGCTGCTAAACATATTGCTTGACACACATTCCTACACAAGCTAATATACAGACATACAAACAATGTAACGAAAGGAAGAGAAATGAAAGACATTCTGCTTCAGATTGAACAACTGGAAGATGAAGTGATTGTGTGGCAAGAACGCGGCAATGTAACGCTTGCTCGTAAGTTCAAGGAGCAACTGATTGCTTTGCGTAAACAAGTGTTGAAAGGGGAAGAATGATGCCTCTGACAACACAAGATTTTCTGTATAAAGGGTACAAGAAATTCAAGTCTGTACTTAACAATGCTGATTTTGGTTTGCAACGCGTTGTGCGTGATGAGGAAGGGAATAAGAAATACTTCCTAACCGTGTATGCATACGACTTCAGCACATCACAACATCAAGCACTAGCACAGCGAGGGATTGTGTTCTCTTACGAGGTGTGTTTGTATACGGAAGATTTTGCACAAGAAGATGGTTACACTACGTTCCATGTAACAGGTAGTGTTGAAGACATTGAAACATTTGAAAAGTGGATTGAACACATGTACAATAAGCTGAATTGCGTTATTGATGTTCATAACAACTAAGCCGTAAAAACAATAGGGGTATATATGTACATATATACATTTGTTTGCCCCTGTTTTATTTAAGGAGAGAACATGCTATCATTGTTCATACTATCGTGCTTGTGCCTGTTGTGTGGACTGCTTGTCTCTCGTCTAGGAGATGACAGCAAGAGTGTTCCATTGGCTCTGCTAGGTTTTGCAGCCCTCATTGTAGGGTTTACAGGTGTGATGGTGTCGTTAGGGTATGTTGCTGTTTAAAGGAGAAAGAGAATGAATAAAATTGAAGTGTTTGAATGTCCTACGTGCAACACGCTGCATCGCACAGAGAAAGGTGTGCAAGGGTGCATGAAGCTGCACAAAAAGGCAGAAGATAAGCGTGCTGAAGCTCTTGAGCAGAAAAAGCTAGAACAAGAAATCCGCAACATTCCAGCACGAGAGGCAGAAAGCTTGGAGCAATTTCTTGACATGGTGTTGGAGCTACAACATAAGGTGCCACACCTTGTTGAAGAAGGGCATGTTACAGCTTACAAAATCACTCGCAACCCTTGGCGCTGGGGTGTTGGTGAAGTGGGGCTGGATGTTACGTTTTGGTATAAGAACAAGAAAAGAACTGGTTGGTTTTCCCCGTCAACAGTGATGGATTTCTTCGTTGGTTTTAGAACAGGTAGTGGAAGTGGTAACGGAGAAGATGAAATGTCTCTCCAATGTTATTTCGACATTTCTGTTATTGATAAAATGCGAGATAAAATCCAAAAAGAATTGGAGAATAAAGAAGAGCTTTCTGCATTTATTCAGCATGTGCAAGAAGAGAATAACAAAGCATTTTATAATAGCCCACATATTGTCGAATTAACTACAAAGATTAAAGCGTTAAATACAGAGCTAAATAGGCTTCGTAATGAACTATTTACTGTTCCGACAGAGAATAAAATAAACGAGGAGCGGTTGAAATATACGTGGCAATATATTGATGCCCTTTAACTTGTTTTAAAAACCATCCCCGCCTAATTAAGCCCCGCCTTATTTAGGCTGGGGCATTTCTTATTATGTGAGCGCCAGCACACAACCCTACAACTGACGTATGTTCTACGAACGTGCAGACATTTCCCTAGAAATCGAGGACATTTGTTTCTAACACTCTTGGAAAGCTATTTACCAAACTACTCAAGGAGTTTATTATACGAGGGCTTTGGAATGGTATTTGTGTTTAAATGGGAGAGGAATCGAGGAATAAATTCTGGTGAAGTCTTAAAATGCTTTTCGTAAATAGACAGAGAAATGTAAAACTACTCGACCGACGTGTTTATACAAAATGCTGACGCTGGTTTTGCTTTTTCGCGCCAGTTCCGTCGTGATTTCTTCCTATAAAACCTTGGAATGGTTTTTGCATTTTTATATAGGCGTAAAACATTTATACAATATGCTGACGCATATATTGTCTTTTAACAATATGTCGAAACATAGAATATCAACAGACAATATATCGGCGTATATAATGAACAAAGACAATATGTCTAAATACATTATATTTATATGTAAAATGAATTAGCCCGTGGGCGCTGGCTTTTTAAACCAGTTGCAATCTATTAATAAACATTCCCTTGTTAATTTTACGAAAACGACAGGCACCAGCCGTCCTGCTCGATTGACTAGCTTCTTCGCGGAGTATACAGGAAATCAGAGAAAAGGCAAGCGGAATATTGAACAGGACGTTAGACAAGAAAGGAATATAAAACGGCGTTTTTATGCTTACAAGAATATCGCGCAGCCTTGCCGTCCACCCCGGCAAACTGGCCTTCGAATCAGTAGGAACATTATAAAACAAAAAGACAGGACAATGCAAGCCATATCCTACAAACGACAGGCAAAATAAAAGCCCCTTGCGGGGCTTGTTTTGTTCATATTCACAGCCACCAAGGGGCGCGGGCTTCTACTACTTCTTTCACGCAACCGACGCTAACCCAGATATTAGCACCTTCATGTTGCACACAAACCGTTTCAGGGTCGTATTGATTGAAACGCGCATTGTATCCGCCAGCGTCATAATCAACGACAAGCAGCGGCGTTTTGTTTGGCGCTTTACGGCTACGTTGCAATACTACGGTGCAACCAATCAGTTTACTGCCGTAAACCTTGGTTTCGTTGGCTTGCCACCAATCGGCAGCTGCCTGTTTTTCTTCTTGTGTAGCATTTACGCGCGCATCATCAAATCGACCATTGTCGTATGCACTGGCCACGCAGTCCATGTATACCTCTTCGCCATTCCACATAATGGCAAACGTGCGCGCGCCGTCGTTGTCGTTGTAAGTGTGGTCTACTGCTACGCAAACAGGGGCTTGGGTTTTCATGATGTTGGCCTTTCGTGCCGTGTTGATAAGATAGGTTGATTATAGCAAAGCCGTGTAACATTGCAAGCGTTATTTTCACCTTGTTACAAAATAACAGGCAGCGGTGCCGTGCACCCCCAGCCATGCTGATCGAACCATTAAGGACAGTATACAAAAGAAAAGCAGCAAGCGCAAATTGTTTTTCGTGGCGTGCCTGGTAGCCTTCGGCTTTGCCTTAGCCTGGGCTTCGCCCTGGTAGCCTTCGGCTTTGCCTTAGCCTGGGCTTCGCCCTGGTAGCCTTCGG